TCAACACGCCGATTGTTCCGCAATCGAAAACATCATACTCGGCAGCAGCCCATTGATCCTGAACTGTTTCGCCAGAATATCTACCTCGATGCTGTCAACGACCATACTTAGGATGCTCTTCTTAACCTCGAACGGCGTATTAGGCGATAACCCCTTCTTCCGCGCCTGATCACATACCTGCACAATCCGCTCTTTCTCAGCCTCGTATTGATCCGATGTCATGATCAGCCGCTTGCGGCCTTCAATTTCCGTCTTGATTGTCACAATAGATGCCTTGATCTGCTGGCGCTTCTCCACGAACTCTTCCGTGTCGAACCCACCCGCGACGTAGGCGCGATACAGCGCATCATCTTCCGCGTGCAGCGCCTTGATCTTGTCTTCCATGAAGGCGATCTGGTTCTGTAGCTGCGTATTCTGATCACCCCGAAACCGTGTCTCCAGCGCCCGCATCATCACCTGCTCATCCAGTAGAATTTCGCACACCACGCGCCACACGGCTGATTCCAGATCGTTCAGCCGGATATAAGGTGTCTGTGGGCAGTTGATAGGATTTATCTCAGCGCTGCGCCAGCGGGCAGAACACGCATAGTAACGATTGGAGCGCCGCTCACCCGTCTTCTCATCAATGTGATGGACACCCTGACCGACAAGGGCATAACCACAGGTTGCACAGCGTACCAAGCCTGTAAGCAGGTACGGGTACTTCTGATGGCGGGCGGACGTGCGGCGGTTGGTGTCCAGGCGGCGGTTCGCCAGTTCCCACATCTCTTCGCTGACAATTGGCGGCACAGGTACGATGATCCAGTCCTCTTGAGGGCGCTCGACCATCCGTTGCACCTTCTTGATAGAACCATCCTTCTGCGGCACGTATTCGATTTCAGCCCGGTACTTGTTGGCAACGAACGCGCCCTTGTACGCCGTGTTGCGCACGAACCGCCTGATCGCTGTGTGCGTCCAACTGCGGGAGCGCCGGGGCGGGCCGAACATCTTGAGTAAGTTGATGCTCAGTTGACGGGTAGAGACATTGGAGTAGGCAAGCTGTTCGTAGATGTACCGGATGGCTGCGGCCTCAGACTCTAGGATGCCGTAGTAGGTCATGCGCCGCGCGTCCGGTGACACGTTACCATTCCCATCGACCTTCTGATAGCCGTAGAGAGGTATCTGTGCAGTCACGCGCCCGCTCTCTGCCTTGAGTGTGCGTCCTTCGCGCATCTTATCCTTCGCGCTCTCCATCCCATCTTGCGCAACTGCACCCATGACCGCACGTTCGACACGTGAACCAAGCGGCTTCCAGAAGACCGACTGGATGCCGCACTTGCTCATTTCATGCAGTAAAAACCCTTGATGCCAGTCAGCATTGCGGCTCAGGCGATCCAGATGTTCAATGATTACAGCGCGGGCGCGTGGTGCTTTCTTCATCTCGGTACGCAGGCGCGACAACTGGGGACGGTGTTCAAACTCGAAGCCAGAATCATCGTCGGCAACAACCATGTCCCATTCAATGCGAAACCCCCGCTCTCTGGCGACCTCATGGATGTGTTCGATCTGGCGTGGTAGACCTGTGCGGCCTTCCTCTGCCTGACCGGACGACGACACCCGAATGTAGGCGTAGGCAGGTAAACCGTTGGGATCACCAATTGCGCCCTCTATCGCCAGCTTGTCAAATTCAGGCTTGAAGAACTTGGGGTTAGCCATAAGTCGATTCTCCGGTAATGATGCTGAAAAGTATAACGCCGCTTCCTGTGGAAGCAAAAGGGGCTTGCGCCCCTTGTTTTACCAGTCGTCGTCGCAGTCCTGCGCGCCCACGTCGATTGCCATGTCGCGCACGTTGACGAGAATCTCAGCGATTTCGTCAATGCTCTTGCCCTCTAGCGCCTCTGCCACATCGGACTGCGTGGCGCTCATGGCACGTGTCACATCCCGCGCCGGATGCTCAAGCGCGAACCGCACCTTCCGCATGTGTTCCTTGCGCTCCTTGATTTGCTTCAGCATATCTTCCAGTGTTACCGGCATGTGTATACCTCCTGTTGTGTGCTTACGTCTTTTTCCAGTCGGGCCGTTCCATCAGCCACTTGTCATACTCGATAGGGCCAAGCAGCCGCATGACCACCTGATCAGTCAGCCAGTTGCCCTTCCGCGCCGGGTCGTCAATGCCGTTTGCCCACTCCATCAGCCGCAGGATGTTCTCGATGTTGGACTCCATGATGTCGATCATGTCTGCCAGCTTCGCAATCAGCAGCAGGCGGGTGTGTCCGGCTGTGCCATGCTTGAAGTTCAGGGCGTAATCGCGGGCGAACGAGACTTCCTTGCGCTGGCGTTCGTCCAACTGCACCAGCATGTTCTCGAACCCGATCTCAGGGGGTTGTTGCTGACTCATCGATTTTGTCCTGCTCCTTCATCACCATATACAGTAAACCGTAGCCAAGATCGTCGTCGCCGTTGTCCTCTGTGAAGCGCTTCGTCATTCTGACCGTCTTGAACAACTGCATCATCATGGCTGCGTCGTATTCGTTTAGTTCCAGCTTGATGCCGAACCTGACGTAGAGAAAGGTAGACCACATGGCGGCGATTGCGTCGAACATGGGACGGGGATCGCCGTAGTTCCCGTCCCGATCCGCCAGCTTGCTCTTGAGGCGTTCGATTACGGTGTCAACGGGGGTTGTCATAGATCACCAACTCGCAGTCCCATGTACCATACATCTCGTAGCAGCGTGTCCATTTCCGAAAGCCGAAGAAGATGGCAATCGCTATAAACGCAACGAGAACGACGATCCCGATCAAGGCAATCACATCATCTCTACTCATGCGGTATCTCCTCGATGTCCTCAATGTCAATATCAATGTCGCGGCTGTATGCGTGTTCAACAATGTCGCGGTTGGTCAGGTTGTTGATCGCGCGCTGCATCTTCCGCTGCGCCTCGGCTAGATTGCTTGCCTCTACCCGAACCTCAATCTCCAGCGTGACCGTACCGAGCAACATATACTGCATGAGTAGACTCCTGTTAGATGTGCGAAGCTAACCTTGCTGGACTTTGGGCTTGCGTGGGCGGATTGCCGCTGTTGGCCCATACGCCGCCAAGACCTTGACTGATGTCAGGGATACCTTGTACGTGTTGGCGACTTCCTGATACCACGCGGTCTTGGTCACGCCAGCGGGAATGTCAAGCGCATCCCGGCAGATGGCCTCGCGTGTAGGCATGGGGATTTTGAGCATCGATTTTCCTTCGTCACTCTGCCCCAGGATACGTTCGGCCTCCTGCGCGATTGCTTCAACTGCACGCTCCGCTGCTGTATCCAGAGCGACCTTCGCCTGCACTTGCGGCGTATCCCGCAGGACGATCTTGATGTCCTCCTGATACCCGTCTACCAAGCGGTTCGCCTGATCCAGCCAGCCTTGCCAGCGCCGGGTTGTGATCCCGTCCAGGCCAAGTCCCACGACCAGTTCTGCGCGAAGCTGCGCACGCAGGGCGACAGTGTAGCCCAAACTGATCCACTTCTCGTTGTGCGCTGACAGTGACCCGCCCGCGTGGTTCAAGTCCTCGCGCTCTCCCCGTTCCCACGTCGATAAATCCAGCGGAGCCGTGTGAAGGGATAGATGTCCGTTGCCGTTGCTGTGTCCATTACCGTTGTTCTGCATGTTACTCTCCTGATAGATGATATAGAACGTTTACTGTGCCGCGCCTGATGGCAGGCTGGCGTACCACAACACAAACGCCAAGACCAGAGCAGCAATCGTCATGGTCGCGGCGCATCCGACGAACTCTTTGGCTTCATTCCAGCTATCTTCACGCCAGAGGATGATGCCAACCGCCCATATTGCGATATTGATGGTCGGGTAGCCGATGATGATGGCGTACTTGAGGATGTCCCCGATGATCCGGTTCACGTCTGCCTGTGTCACTAGTCCTGATCCTTCTGCTTCTTGAGTTCGGCTTTGATCTTGCGCACGAGATCGCCCGTACTGATCCCGTCCCAAATCAGGGTGAAGTGAAGCTGATCCCCTTCCCACCAGTAGCGCATACGCACACCATCGGGTAGATAATGCAGGATGGCTTGCTCCAGATACTTCTCGACGTTCTTGCGTTGGGCTTCACTCATGTACGCCGTTGACCCCTGTGTACTGCATTGTCCTGATAGTGGTGACGCATATTCTGGACGCGCGGCCTGCCCATGAAACCACAGCGCTGACAGGTGAACTCCATCTGACGGTAGCCGACTTCCTGCCGCATGTTGCAGCGTGGACAGGTCACGATCCATGTGCGCGCCTTACACAAGCGCACGTATCGCACCTGATGGGCCTCACGCTGAAACGCGGCACGTGGGGTAGGTGTGTAATATTGGCGCTGGTGGATGCCTTTCGGCTTGTCGCTCATTGAGAAGGGGTCATCTTTCTGTGTAGCTTCCTGTGGAAGATGGGGGAGCCGGACTAGTATCCCCGGCCCTACGCTTGTTCTAGAATTGCGCGTGCGTATTGCCTAGCCTTTCCACACTGTCCCCCAACGGTAGATGCCGTGCTATCCCGCTTACACCAGACTGCTTACGCGGCATGGGCCTCGAACCCAAACCTGCATCTACCCAAAGCATCCCGGCAGGAATTGAACCTGCGCACTCACCCGCTATATTCATCGGGGGCTTCCCTTCGGGATGACATGCCCGGTTGCTTTTATACGAGTGCAGCCGACAAGTGTCTCGTTGTCATAAGTCTCGAACCGTCCCGGCGAGATGCCGGAAGTGCGCTGGCGGGAGTCGAACCCACACCTGTCTGCGGCTGTTGTTGCCGACATTGCAGACCGTACTCGCCCCACCTATACGACAGCGCAATCCATCAAACAGTACAACCAACACCCTACTGTCACACGCAACAGGTAAAGGAGGAAACCCTGCTGCGAAGGCGCTGGCGGGACTCGAACCCGCATCTTTTCATTCTGCCCGTTGAACTACAGCGCACTCTCAGACCATGAAAAACCAGCTTCACGGCGGGAGGATAAGCCCGCCGCTAGAGCGCTGGCGGGGACTTGAACCCCGCATCACCATGAACTACGGCGCTTTTACCGTTAAACTACAGCGCATCCCGCTTCTACCCGCTGCGACTCGCTCAGTCCTGCTTGTGCATCTGTGAGTCGTGCGCCGCACGGCGCTTTTACAGTTGGGATAGATACGTCCCACCCACTTGTTAACGTTCACCGGGCATGACACCGAAGGAAGGATTTGAACCTTCCGCCACTGATTTGCGTTAGTAGCGCTCCGTTCTACGTCATCGGCGTGTGCATGGGCTTGAACCATGCCGCTGTCGTGTATCCTCAGATCGCCCTTGAAGCACCAGACGCTCCAACAACAACCTCAAGTTATATTAGCATAGCTAACCTAACTTGTCAATGAGATTTCCTTATAAGGTTCTCCATCGCAGCATAGCTGTAAATCCATTTTGCGAAGTCTACTGATCTTCCGAGGTAACAATTCTCTGCATAGTCATAAACTGCCGCGCAGGAGCAACAAGCATTTGGGTAAGATGAGTGGCAACCTGGGTACTCAATTGCTGCTTGGTATCGGGTGAAGACAACAAAAGGATGTTAGCAATTTGAGCCGTTCGCCATGTTTTGAAGCGTGGCGCGTGACTGGTTCTAAAGAGGTCAATACTGGCTTGTGCAGGCGAGGCATAACTCAAGAGGATAAACACCCCTTTGTCGTTTCCCGTCAACACGTCGAACTGTACCCCTTGCTGTGCGTTCCACGCAGCATCTGGCACTGTAAGCGAACGTAGATTGGACACCGGAATCTCTGCCGCGACCAGCGAGTTGACTGATTCTTGTGCGCTTGCTGCTAGAAGCGGCACAACTGTTATGGTCGGCAGGATCTCAGATGCTTGCCGCACGAGAAAGGCTGTTCCAAGACAGACGGCAACGATCAACAACGCGCTGATACCAATAATCGCCAGTTCTTGTTGTCGGCGGGGATAGGATGGCTTTGAAACGGATAGTGTTTGCGCAGAACGAGCGGGAGTAGCTACTGCTGGGGTGCGCTTCGGCTCGATTACTTGTGCGGTGGCTGTTGCGGACTGGAGGGACACGCTCGATCTTGAAGCTGAGGGTCGTGTTGTCTGCCGCGTTTCAATCACCCGCAGCATTTCCTGGGTCTTACGCTTCTTGATTTCCTGGTTCAGCGAGAACTTCTCAGGTTGTTGTACGGTCATGGGATCACTCGTGCCGTGACGGGGGATACTGCAATTGAGCCATCTTTGGCCTGAATAACAATCGACTTTGGGCAAAGTGTCAGGTCGGCTTTCGCTTCGGAGAGGAGGGGATTAAACAGGAACGTCCTTGCCACCCCCTCATTGCTTGTGACCGGACGAGGATCGCCATATAACCCTGTGCCAACCGCTTGCTCGGTACTGCCTGTCAGGGTTGTCACATCTTCATCGGTTGTCCCGTACACAACCAGTCCGGTCAAGTGGGTTGATGGTTGTGCCATACATTCGGCGCTTTCGATAACAATCTGGTGTGTTCCAGTCGTGTCGTGCTTTACGCCAAGTGCGCCACCAACGACACCCGTGACGCGCTGTGTTGCGAGGCCAAGTAAGAAGGCGGCGAGAATCACGACAACCGCGACGAGTGCGAGGATGAGAGCGTACTCGACAAGCGCTTGTCCTGTTTGGTATTGCCGAAAGTACCTGTACTTCATTAGACCAACCTTCTTGCGAGTCGTAAAACTACTCTTACCCTAAGTGTAACGAGCGCAGCAATACCCTTTAGTGACAAATATCACATACTCGTATGACATTTATCCTTGCGCGCCCGGTAAGAGTGCTTAATATGTCTGACAAGAAATAATGTTTTCTCTGCGCCGCCTTACTGTTACGTTACTGCACATACTATATTTCCTCCGCTGCTCCCTGTCCGTGCCGTAACGAACAGTCCCCTCCTCCGGGAGAATTTTATGCAGTCGTCACTCAAGCGCTGGATCGTGTTCGGACTGACCCTCGTTCTTCTTGCAACCATCAGCTTATTGTTACTCCCAATGAGTATCGCCGCACTCGAACCCACACCTGATCCGTGTGGAGATACTGGCCCACTCGCACCGACCTTCCAACCGCCTTTTATAACGCCGGGCGGGGCAGGAGCAACACAAGGGGTAGTAGCACCATGTCCGACGAAGCCGCAGAACGCGGGAACTGCGACTCGTACCCCAGTTTTCAAGAATCTAGCCACAAGTTCAAGTGGATCCCGTATCCCTCTCGTAGGACCATTGTCAAATACAGAGATAGTAAATCAGTCCCAAATTGCCTTCACCCAGTTAGGTGCTACAGGAAACTATTGGGCTGATGAAATTTTTGTAATCAATCCGGACGGGACTAATCTAATACGGCTTACCCAAGACCCCGGTCACACTGGAAAGGATTATCCGGCGTGGGCTCCTGACAGACAGCGAATTGCATACGTCTCAGCCACCAGCGGTATTGCTATAGTAGACCTTCAGAATAACATTCGTATCCTCTTTGAGACTAATTCTCCTCAAATGTTTGAATATACCTACCCTGTTTGGATCGATAATGATCGTTTAGCTTTCTTAGGACGAGTCTATCTATCGTCTACTGGTTTTGAACTTTTCACGGTTGATTCGCGTAGTAGCAACCCTCAACCGCAGCAACTTACACACACAAATTATACTATATATGGATATGGAGGACTGGCAATTGCACCTGATGGGAGCAGATTTGCTTATGTGACTCTCAAAGATACTGCTCAGTCTTGGGTAAAGCTCTACGGAATCTATGTAATTAAAACTGATGGCACTGATGCTAACAATCCTGTTGCTCTCTATCCAGATGCTACGACACTTGGTATATCATCTGTTACATGGTCGCCAGACGGAACAAAGCTGCTTTTTATAAGCGGATCACCTTCAAATAACATCTACACCATACCGACCTCTGGCCCTGTAGTTCCTACAACAATCCGTGTAGGAACTAGCCATCATACAAGTGTCGCGTGGTCTTCAGATAGTACACGAATTGCCTTTACATCAGACGAAGCGGATGGATTCCATGTCCGTGAGGATCTCTATGTAATGAATGCTGATGGAACTAGTGCAACTATGGTCTACCAAAATGTCTTCAGAGGGATTAGTTGGTCATCCTCTAATATTGTTCCTGAGTATTGGTACATCACTTGTCACAATCTTCATGTGGTGGCTAACGGTGAGGACATGTTAGGAAAAATGAATGTTTATGCTCAACCTAAAAGTGAAACCGCAGACGGTAAGCCAATAAAAGCGATAGCGCAACTTCCAGTAGGTACACGTGTGTTACGTATGAACCCAATGGAAGAATTCACTGATACTCATGTAGATGGACGAGTGATTAAGCGGGTTGCAATTCTTTGGCCTCCTAGTGGCACAAGTATTGCGTACATAGCAATTAGCGACTCGAACTATCCTAATGATGGAGCCTATCTAACCCGAACCCGCGATCCTCTGTGTCCACTTGAAGAACTGCCCACACCTGTTCCTCCTACCTTTACCCCAACGCCAAGACCGGGAACTCCTACTCCTACATTTACTGGCCCTCTCGATTTAGGCGATAATTGGGGACAGTTACAATATACACCTGCTTCAATATTTGGTGAAGGATATAACCCAATTGCGTTAGTAGGCATTGGTCAACTCGAAGTGTTACCTATTAGAAATTATACTGTCGCGGAAGTGGATGCGATGGTTCATTTAGAGGGCACAATTGATGTTATGCCTGCAAGTTTTGAAAAGTGTGTGGACAAATTCTTACCTTGTCGACAAGAAGTAATCTCGGTTTATTCACCCTTTTGGGGCTGTGTTTATTACCCAGGCAGTGGAACAACTGTAGTAATCCACGTTAGTCGTGCGCCATTAGTCGATTCGAATACCAATGAACCCCTAGCTAAATGTACCACATCAGTATGGAACAATTCTGCCAATGGAATGGAAGGTGTTCCACCCAACAATCCACAAATACAATTTATTCTCACACACCTCAATCCTTCTAGTATCAGAGCTGATATACAGAATAAGCTAATTGGGCCCAAGAAGGTACTGCTAATCAAACCTGGTGACAAAATTGGGGAATTATGTCTTCCCGACCCGGTGATATTTGCTGCTAATTGTGGAAATCCACTTCCACATTTAGCAATGCAACTTCGCTATCATCAAGGGTCGAAAAAAGGATTTTTTGCTGCAACTCGAACTCAGTTCGCCGCAGTTTTCAGTGCATATTGCTTTTTCAACCGTTACCGAAACACCACATCTACGACAATCGAGGCCGATGAGAAAACATTCTTTAGTTCTTGGAATACCTGTTATCGAGCAGGATAGCCATACACTATAGTAGTGAATGGATGAGATAAATGAAGTCAATGCCTCTCTATACCACCACAACAACTTGTTGTCAAAATACTTCCAGATGACTATCAGCGCCCTTATGCATGAAATGAGAGGACTTGTAATGAGGTCTAAATTCGCGAAGCACATTAAGACATTCTTGATTGCATTTATGCTAGTATGTTCTATGCTTGTCAGAACATCAACTATGACGGCTCAAACATCCGCAAATTCATATCGGTATGCCTATACTCTTCGTCAGCTGGGATCGATAAATATTAATCTTATTGATCCGGAAAACCTTGGCAATCCTCCAACTAGTCTAAGTATTCCCATACCATCAAATTATCTAATTGCAAAAGCTTATGCAAGTCCATCTACTGAGTGGATAGCATTATTGTTTAGTATTCAGGGGTTCCCTAATACTAATATCAAACTGATAAATACTCACTCTAGCGCAATACGTAGCCTTCCTGAATTTTTTTCATTGTCCGATACATCAGGATCAGGAGAACCAGAACAAATTTTAGCTTGGTCACCTGATAGTCAATATATAGCTTTTCGAGGGAAGCTTGATGATACGCAAGGACAATCTGATATCTATCTGTATTCTCTTGCTTCCGATAGTGTTGTCAACCTAACACATGATGCCGCAACACAGTACCAAATTTCATGGTCAAGGGATAGTCACAGCCTAGCTGTATTCAGCGAACAGTGTTCAGCTACGTGTCAACCAAACATCGATATTTTCAACATCCCATCTACTAATCGACAATCCTCAGTTAATTTGACTTCTCTTATAAGCCTTGTGTCTACTATGACAGTTCCCAGTCGAACCACACTTTGCCACTTCGATTGGTCTCCCGACGGGCAGTATATCAGTTTCATAATGGGGTGTGGAATAGACGACCTGTATTTCTCAGAAATCTATCTTCTAACTGTTGGCTCTGGCTCGCTGACTGCTTTAACAAGTTTTACAACCTCACCTGCACAGTTGGCGCAGGGGCCTTCGTCAGAATTCTCCACTATGTATGCTCCTTTTTGGATTAATGCAACTACCCTTTTGCTAGGGGCATACATTCAAGAACACGTCTTGGATCAAGTTCAAAGAACAGTACAACAAACATCTTCCTACACCCCACCCAACAACACTCCCACTATCCTCAACAATGCAATAAATGAAGAATGGTCAGCTAATCCTGTAACAGGAGAATTAGCTTTACGATCCTTTAGCCTTGATGCAGCAGAAACAGTTCAAAATGCCTCAGTACAGCTTGCAACACTCAATGGATCAATATTGACTGTATCAAGAAGTATGCAAGCAGGGTGTTCCTTAAGTTGGACGCCAGATGGGAATATCCTATCATATTACGTTCCTTCTAATTCATATATAAGATGCAAAAGCGCAAATTTTGCATCATCGTTGATGTTCTTTAACAAAACAACGGGGCAAGTCACAAGCTACTCTACATTAGGGCAAAATCCGTTAGGGATAGGTTGGGTGTCGATTTCGCAGGCTGCTCCCACTAACACACCGACCCCAACACCCACCCACACCAATACGCCCGTTCCAAGCACCTTGAAGATGCAATACTTCGCAATGGCAGATGAGCGTGGCACAGTCTGGGAAGCCATTGGCCCTGAACTCAACATCGTGAATACGGGTGCGAGTAGCGTTCCCTTAAATCAGTTAAAAGTCCGCTACTACTTCACCCGCGAAGGCACATCCACGCTGCGATTCGTGTGCTACTACACCGACTTGCCGGGGGGCTGTGGCTCCATCACCAAGCAATTTGTCACGATCACCCCTGCCGTCTCCGGTGCAGATACTTATCTTGAGTTGGGCTTTTCCAGTGGTACGCTCGCGGCGAACAGCCAGACCGGGGAGATTTACTTCAATATCCATAAAGCTGACTGGAGCAACTTCGACCAAAGCAACGACTACTCCTTCAACGGAACGTTCACGGATTATACGGACTGGAACAAGATAACGCTGTATCGTAATGGTAGCCTCGTGTGGGGTGTTGAGCCGCATTAACGAGCCTTTATTGGGCTGAGGGCTACTCTCTCAGCCCGTTTCCGTCAGAGCGCGTGATGGCATACGTTGAGAAAGTGATACGACCCATGAAACGAGTAACAATAACACTAGGTATCACAATAGTTGTGATACTTTGCACCGTATTGGCACTGTCCACGCAAACACCGATCTACGCTTCGGTTGCGACCAACCAGCCTACACAGGTGGCCCTCCAAAGCACCGCCAGTCCTGACTTGGCACGGCTCGTGACCGCGCTGTTAATTCCGCCTGCCCAATGCGTTTCGCCGTGCATCTGGGAGTTTCAGCCGGGGAAACAGACGCTGGCAGACTTCAAGGGTTTGGTACTCTCGGCCTTTGGCAATGCTGCTCAAGCCTACGCTGCACCGGATCAGGTCGTTACTGGTTTCTACAGCAGCGGGGTCGCCCTCCATACGGCTCCGATTACCAATCCAACCCCTAGCTCGGTAGTCGCGTATCTCTATGTTCGGGTTGCCCCTGCCGAAGCGCGGGCAGCCGCCGTAAACTTTGATGCACTCGCGCCAGCATCCGTGATTAAAGCGTTTGGAAAACCCGCCGACGCATTTCTTCTCTTTGACAAGAAGTTGCGGCGTTTCACGCTGTTCTTGTACTATCCCGCGCAAAGTTTGGTCTATGCGGTGCGTAGCGCCTTTGAGAACGGGAAAGCGTGCCTCACCCTGACAAATGTGGAAACGCTGACCGTCTATCGTTTCAAAGATGCTGCCTCAGCCCAGCAATTCATCAAAGAAGGGACTGGCCCTGGCGATACCTTGCCGCCATCCATTTCCACTAACACGCGGCAAACTGTTAACGACTTCACACAAATCGCGCAATCACCGACTACCAAGTGCCTTAGCCCCAAATGATGGGCGATCATTGCTAGAAGCGTGTGAAAATGAGGAGCATTCTTGCTCCTCGTTTAATTTGCGAGACATATCACTTGTTCTGTTACCGTTCCTTCCTGATGTTTCCTACGGCAAAATCTCTCGCAGCGTATTCACAACCAGATCGTAGTCGGCCTGCGACTGGAACATCCGGTTCTGCGCCTGCCAGCCGACATGACGGGCGGCGCGTCCCCGTAGCTCATCGAAGACCCGGCGAAAGTTGTAGCGCTCGTCGTAGCGCGTCGTGACCGCCTGATTGATGATGCTGCGCATCTCCGGTATGACGGTCATGATCTGCTGCAAACGTCTGTTGTAGCCTAACCGGTTAATCGCCTGCTGGCGGGAACGTTCGCTCTTGGCTTGTGTCTGTACCTGCATGGATACCTCCTATCTGTTATGTGCGGGGTAGAGTAATCCCTACCGAGTCCTGATACTTGCCTGCCCGCTTGTTGTACGGCACGCGGGGTGTCGCTGCGCCCTGCCAGAAGATCACCTGACAGATGCCCATGTTGGGATGCACACGGATCGGGAAGGGCGTGAGATTGGATAAGCTAACGGTCAGTTGCCCGCGCCAGCCCGGTTCCAGCACCGCCGTAGTCATGTACAGGCCGATGCGGTTGTAGGTAGACTTGCCGATGCTAATGCCCATGATGTTGTCCGGCATGGTGAACGTTTCTACCGTATGCCCCAGGGCAATGCTCTTGGACGGGATGATCCAGTCCTTCGCTTCCACAAAGTCCTCTGGCTGCGGCGGCTCAAGCGGGTCAAGCACAGCGCCCTTCGGCAGTTTCATGATCTTGAGGTCTTCCCCCAAGCGCGCGTCGTAGCCAACAGCGCTCAGGCCATAAGACACCCCTACCCGAACCTGCGAAGGCTCGTAAGGCGTGATAAGCTCACTGGATTGCACCAATGAATCGATCAGGTGATCAACATACAGGGTCATTCCAATTCTCCGTTAGATGTCTTCTTCGTCGTCGTAGCTCATGGCCTTGTAGCGGCCCGCCATTGAAGCCTGAACTGCGTCCAGCTTCACCTTGATGTCATTGTGTAGGTCTTTCGCCGCCTGCTGGTTGGCAGACGTGAAGGAGCCGCTTTCGATGATCTTCTTGAGGCTCTCGATCTTGCTGGTTAGCTCGGTGAACGCCGTGCGTACCAGGGTGTTCACATCTTCCATCGGGGGAAGTTCCATACCTTCCTGTTCAGCCAGCGCGCGCACGCCCCAAAAGATTATCTGCTTCTGCGACCAGCCTGCTTTCTTGAACCTGTCAACCAGTTCAAGAAACGCCTGCTCATTCGGGTCGGCAGGATCGAACCAAGCCTGAATCTGCTTCTCGCGTAACCTCTTGGAGCGTGCCATGCTACTTCCCCTGACTGGCTAAAAAAGGGATAAGCCCCTTGCTTGCGCCGCGTACTGCGCTGAACCGAATCTTGGTCATGTCGATCTCGGTAGGCGATACATACGGGTGTTCCAGCACGCGCTCCTTGAGGAACTCAAAGGAAGATGCGGCACCACCGCCACCGACCACGATCAGGCTGTAGGGCAGACCATCGGCGTACCGGTTATGATACGCATCGGCAATCGGCGCAACGATGGCCTGCATTGCGTTGGCGACCTGCGGCTTGCAGTCCTTCTCCTCGCCCTTGATCACGATCTTGCCGGATACCAGCGCATCGTGCATCAGCCGGATCGGGATGCGGGTCGTCGTGGCGAGTTCCTTGAAGCCCGCCTTTAGCTCTTCCTCAAAGATGTCGATGACGTTCTGGATGCCCTTGTGGATCGGCGGCGCGTCAGACAAGTTGATGTCGATGTTGCCGTAGTCGTCAATGGCGCACGGCACGAACGCAGACAACCCGCCGCCGATGTCCAGCACCAGCACTTCATCGCCGGGTTGAAGCTGCTTCCCGGTGTTCGCATACGTTTCGCCCTTCGTGTTGAACAGGAACGTTTGCAGCGCGGCAACCGGCTCTTCCAGCGGGACGATCTCGGTGACGTTGTACTCGATGTTGCGCCCGTCTGCGGTCTTGATCTTGTGTACACCCTTGAGCGACTTCCACATGCGGCGGCGGTTCGCTTCGTCCAGGCGGGGCGGGTGCAGCGCGACCACATGCACGTCAGGATGGCTCTGCGGGTAGAGTTGCAGGAGCGCCGCTACCAGCATTGCGCCGTAGTGGTTGCGCTCGTACTTACCCGGCCCGACAATGCGCTGGCCTGAGCCGACCTGCGTGGCGTGCTTGCCGACCACATACCCGCCCTGCCCATCGTACTTGAAGATCGCTGTCCCCCGGTGATCAGACGGACGGTTGGAGTATGCCGCCGCGACGTTGGCGTACTCGCTGCTGGTCATCTGCCTGACCATGTGGGGGAAGACGATTTCCTCACCGAAGCGTCTGTGGATCATGGCCTTGATGTCGGTGTTTCCACCGTCAAACAAGAACCACAACGGTTCTTTGTCACTGACCTGCGCGTACTTGGAACCCGTCAGGTCGTGACCCGTATCCCATACCTTTACCTCTGTCATGTGTTACCTCCATATTGCGGTATACCGTGTGTATACCGCCGTATACCGTGTGTATACCGCGAAGTCAACTGCGCTGGTCGTCGTCCATAAACGACCAGAAATCGTACAGGTTATGCTCTTCCAGCCGTTCGTGTTCGGCTTTCAGAATGGCTTGCTCAACGTCCATCACTTCCTGTGGAAGCGCCATGACCTTGCGTGTGTTGGTCGGCGCTGGCGTGCGCGTCACGCTGATCCGGTGGATCACGATCACACATATCCAGAACAGGAACGTGCTGGTCAGAAATGCCGTGAGCATGAGTTTGAGTGTTTCGAGTGTCATACAACCTCCCCGCTGTCTATAGCCGACAGTTCTTCATCTTCGCATCTGCGTATCTCCCGCTGCACCAATCTGAGGGTTTTATTGAGTTCACGCTGCTTGAGTTGGTAGAGGATCATCTGATAGTGCCGATGTTCCCGCTCCGTCAGCAGCCCGTCTTTAGCTTCCAGATGATCCAGAATGGCGTGTAGCTCTGTCTCTGGTCGCCAGTTGTACGTATAGATCGGTCTGAGCATGGCTACTTCTGCGCCATGAGATAGCTGACCGTTGTGATCGCCGTGCCAGATTTCAGCGCTTCCCGGCCCGTCGCGTTGATGACGTAGATGCCCGGTGCATCACCCGCCTTCACGTAATCGACCAGACTCAGCTTCCGCAGGATACGTGCGTCAGTGGTCACATCCAGATCAAACAGCGTGAGCATGTGATTTGCTTCGACCAGATATGCGCCCTCTTCCAGCTTGGTCAGGATGACGATCTGGTTATACGAAAGAACGATCCGATCCACAGCTACCTCTTCTTCGGCAATGCCGGTGGCTTCTTACGATAATGTTCCAGTATCGTGTGACCCAGTGGGGTCATCACGAACCATTGGGCGCGACCCTGCTCCGACTTGCGGATCGCGCCGACCAGATACAGGGCGCGGAGAGCCGAGTCCCGGCTCTCACGCGAATTGGATAGAGCGTTTCCCAGTGCGCGTACTGCCTTGCCGCTTGCCGCATGATTGGTCTGCTCTGCCATGTGTTCAAGGATGCGGTGGGCGATATAGGCCGTGACTGCGCTGGTAACACGTGCCATGTTTATTCCTCAGTCTCTTCCATCGGTAACGGCTCTTCTTCTTCGTCGTAGGCGAACGCATCCACGCCCAATGATTCCATGATGCGGGCTTCCAGATAGGCCACAATTTCCGGCGCGTCGATCATCATGTCCCGCAGGGGTTGTGTGCCGACAATCTTGACCTCTTCCCCGTCATAGCCGAACCACTTGTACGTAGACCCGGCACGGATCACGATCTTGGCGGTCTGACCGATTTGCAGGATTTCGCTGGCCCGGTCAATACCGATGTTGTGGTCGTACCGGAGCGGGTAAGAACCCGTCAGACCAGGCAAGAAGCTGTTCTTGCTCTTCTCGATGATCCACTGAATCTGATTGCCGACCTTCTGCTTGCTGACGGTCAACTGCTTGTACGGCTTGAGGAAGATACGCAGCTTCGCCTCATGCGCCAGCGCGTACCCGCCGCTTGGCTTCTGCAAGACGTACCGCCCGCCGATGTTCGCCCGCACCTGCTGGATGAACACCAGCCCCGATTGCGTCCAGCGGAGCATCGGGACAATCCCGGTCTTGAGCCAGCGGGTCGTGATGGTGGACGCACTGGCAATCTTCCGGTCTGTCACATCAGCCTTGAGTTCATCCTTCGTGGGTAGGCGATCCAGACTGTCGATGATGATCAGCGCGTGTTGCCCGGTCTTCTTCATCTCAGCCAGATAGTTCGTGATGATGGCAATCGTGTCATCGTAGGTCAGGATGTCATCGACACTGGCAATCACGTCTACCCGATCCACGTCCAGCCCGTTGCGCTCCGCAATATGCCGGATCAGGCTTTCTTCCGCGTCAATCCACAGCACCCGGTAGCCCTGATCCAGCGCGTTCGCGGCGAGGCGCATACACAGGGTCGTCTTGCCGGACATTTCTTCGCCCCAAATGCGCGTGACAACACCCATCGGCAAGCCGCCCTGCATGGCTACGTCGAGCGAGAAACTCCCGGTGGAGATGCGCTTCGTCACCTGCTTGAGTTCACCGCTGGAGATGAACCGCCCGTACAATTTGCGCCAGTCACCCTTCTTGCCGGACTGCTTGGGCTTGGGCGCGTCCAGTTCATCGAACGCACTGTCTGCCGTGTCCTCCATCTGTTCCAGCATATCGGCTATGCTGTCAGCCGTGATGTCAGTCATGCGCCCTCTCTTTCTTGAGTATGTGACGGTCAAACGCCTCCGCAGTCCAGGGCAACAGTTCGCAGAAGTCAACGTACAGCGCCCTTGCGTACTGCTGGATTTCCCATTGCGCGTGTGAGTCCAACCGCTGCTTGAGGAAGAACATCAGGTTACGCAGGTTGGTCTTGGCGATAACGGTTGTGTACAAGCCGAACGCGGGCAAGAACAGCCGTGCCTCTTCCCGCGCCACACCCATCCTGAGCGCCTCTTTGTAATACTGCACGCCCATGTAGTACATGGTCTGCAAGCGCTCATCCAGATACCGCTGATCCAGCGCGTTTAAGACTTCACCGGAGCTACCCTGCTTGTTGCTGGTAGATTGGATGCGCCACACCTCCGGCATGTAGAACTCATCTTCCTGCGCTTCCGTGTATCTGAAACTCTGTTCATTAAAATCCCAATCGTGCCGCATCCACTGACGGGCTACCATGATCGGCAGCTTGACGCGCCACTTGAACTCGACCATCTGGAAGGGCGACCAGTGTTCGTTGCGCATCAGGTAGCCGATAAGGTTCTTGTCCTTCTCCGCGCCCTTCGTGTCCCCCAGGAACGACGATCTGGCGGCGTTGACTACCGCCAGATCGTCCCCCATCACACTTTGCAGGGATACAAATCCCTTGTCCAGTACCGTATGCTGATCGATGATCATTAGCCTGCCTTCTTCGCCAAATCCCGCTGTGCCTGAATGTGTGTGTAGCGCCCGGTGTAGATGTGGTTCATGCCGCCGAGCCGTGCGTACACCTGCTTGAGCGCCGCGCTGATTGCCCCACGAATGGCGTAGGACATTTCACCGAGGTTGTCGCTCATGTCGCAGACGGTGATGCCGGGGTTCCATGTGATCTCGTTGGTGTGCTGATCGACAATCGCGTACCGGAAAGTGTAGTTTTCCAGCACGCAGACCTGCCACGTCTGCACGTCACCCTTGCTGTTCTTGCGTTCTTCGGTGTAGGTCTTGATGCCGCCGTTGGTTTCTGCCGCGAACGACCAGCCAATGCCGCACGCGCCGAACACCGCGTCAAAGCGATCCCGCACCGCACGAGGGTCAACGTCCGTCTTGCCCTGCATCACGCCGAACTTGATGGGGTCATACGCATCGGCGGGAAGCCGTGCATCCAGCGCGTGCGTGATGTCGCTGATCGGGATGCCCACCAGCGTCGTGTAGCGGTTGCCGACAACCTGCGCCGTGCGCAACCGCAGTTCCAGACGACCCCCAATCATGTCCACGATCTGCTGAGGCGGGATGCCACGCGCCTCAGCTTCCGCCAGCGTCAGGCCCGTCATGGCTTCGATGTCGCTGTTGGTCGGGTAACGGTAGATGGTGGTCTGGAACAGTTCCACGATCTTCGCCCGCGCTTCGTTGTAGTTGGTCAGTCCCTGCTCTACCTTCTCGATCACCGTTTCGCTCATGTATACCTCCTGATAGCTTATCTCAGCTTACTTACGTGAATAGAACTCTTCCAGCTTGTATTCCTGCAACACTTCTTCGATGTAATCCACGCGCTGTGTACCTGTGCGCCGGATAAACAGCAGGTACGCCGCCAGGACATTGTTGATCCCGTACTGCTTGATCTTGCGGTGCATCAGCTTGTGCCGCGCCCAGTGGCTTTCACCATGCCGGATGTTGCACTCGTTACACAAGAGCGCCCGTAGCTGCCGGGGGACTTCTTCCTGATGCTCCCGCGCCACCCGCGCCTTGTTAATGATTTCGTGCAGGTTGGTGGCGGGCGCTTCACCACAGAGTTCACACACCGGGTTCAGCGGGTCGTCCTGCGTTTCCAGCGCGATCTCCTGATACATCTGCCGCCGCGCAATCGTGTCATCCCCCATCGGCCTACGCATACTTGATTTTGCCCTCCGCGACTGCCTGTGCGTACCGATACCCGTAGTAGAGCGAGAGCCGGAGCAGCATGGTCAAATCCATGCGCTTGCCCTCTTCCGTGCGGGAAAACCCGAATATCATCTGGCTCATACAGTGGAACGCCATGCTGTCTTCCGGTGAAGCGATCAGTTCATCGTTGTGCGACTCGCTTTCCAGCCAGTCCGTCGCCACATCATGCACCCGGTCATGCAGTCTTTCAAGCGAGGCATTTTCCAGCGCTTCATTGAGCGCTTGCTCGATCCAATCATCTCTGCGCATCGGGTCGATCAATGTATTCCTCCTTGTTAGGTATGCTCTCCTAACATTATAACAGAAATTGGTAGATAGGCAAGGACACCCATGATTAGGGTGTCCTCAACGGTTGGTTAATCCTGATCGATGCGCGGTTTCTGCTCTTCCATCATCTTGAAGCGCATCCCCATATTGGCAACTGAACGGCCTAGCTTGGCCTGTTCTTCTGCCAGCCAATCCTTCGCCCCGCGTAGCATAAGGTTCAGGCGCATGATCTCCTCGCGGCTGCGCACCTTCTCTTTGCCACCTTCAGCAATCTCAGCCTGTATCTTGTCGATCCATCCCTGCGCCTGCTGAATACCTATCCATTCATCCTCGAATGTGTTGCTGAGATGGGTCAGTAGACTTGTCATGTGTTTACCTCCATTCACTAAAACGGAATTTCCACAGTCGGTTCGTCGCTGGCGGGCGGTTCTGACTGCTCCGCTGGCTTCTTACCGTTGGGCTTCGGCTTAGGATGCGGTTTAGCTTCCTGTGGAAGCGGGTTGCCTGACTTGTTCAGCTTATCGAACGCAGTCAGCCGCGCATGATGCTGATCCAAAAACTCCTGTGTCGGCGCTGCGGCAGGCGGGGGCTTGGGATACTCCATGCCGGGATGGGTCTGCTTCCACTCACGATAGCTGAGTGCCTCGAACATAAATCTGCCGCCGACATGCACGCACTCTACCGTGCCGCCGCGCCCTGCGCCGTCGCTGTTCTTCTCGACCACCAGCTTGACGAACGGCGACCACTGACCCGGCTCTGCCAGTGTGATCCCATCGACTACAATCGGCTCACCCTCCACGCGCTGCGCCTGAATACGGATCAAACCCTGAGCCTTGACCTCAATATCCCGGCTATCCTTCGTACCCGTCCGACCTACCACCTGCCCCTTGAATGTCTCGTATTCGGCCTCTTGCGAAGCCAGAAACATGATGGTCTTATGGGCAGGAGACTCAGCGCGGCGCTTGAGAATTTCGACGCTTTCCGATAGAGCAGCAGCGCGTGTTCCCAAAACTTTCTGCAAGGCCGTTGTGTCCAGCTTCTGCGCGTAGTCAATGAACACAGCATAGGGCTTCATAACAGCGATCTTCTGCGAAATCCAGGCTGCTGTTGCACCGGGACAATGAATGTACTTGATCTTGCCGGGAAAGCCCTTCTTCATCCGGTACGCCCTCATCATCATGTTGCGCGGATCACCGTTGCGGAGTTCCTTCATACTTGCGCTCGTTAGGCGTGCAGCAGCGCGTCGGATAACCCGCTCATGGTCGTCTTCCAGATGAAAGATTGCGATAACAGGCTGCGACCCGTCAGGGTTGAGTTTCGCGCCGCGCGCCATACCCTCTGCGATCTGGTGCAAGAGGCTTGACTTCCCGGTAGAGTTCAAGCCCGAAACGATGTACAGCAAGCCGGGAATGAGTTCATCAAACATCTCAACCAGCTTGCCCAACTCATAGGGCAGATACGGGGGGACTTCCTTGCGGGCAATGCGATCTTCCCCCTCCTGCTTGAGTCTGGTGATGAGTTTGAGTTCGCCGTCATCGTCCAACACCTGACTGTCCGCGAAGTCAGGCCGCACCTCGTCCAGCGCTGCGGCAAGTTCGCCCCACCGAGTATTCGCCGTACCGATGTCGCTGGTAACAATATTCTGCGCCTTCCTGATGAAGTCGCTCTTCATGCGATCTTCGATGTGCAGTTCATTCAGCGTAGCCGCTGTACCCTGCAACCAGTCCAGCGTGTTACCGCCATGACCCGCCAGCTTGTGTAGCTCTGCCGTAATGGTATCGATCTCGGAGTTAGCAAGCCCTTCGACAACGATGATCTTGGCGAGAAACTCAGGGGTTGGCGCTTCCCCGGCGTACCGGGGATCGTCGTTCGCCAGTTCCAGCGCCTTGAGCGTGATCTTGCACACCTGATCGGTGATGAGTTTCGCATCCCAGTTGACGTGCGCCAACTGGCTGTACATGCCCTGTGGACGCTCAGGGGTGGCAATCAAGCTGCCCACGAATGACCGTTGATTGGGAAGACTGCTCTCGTTCATAGTGTTCTACCTCCTCTGTGCCGCTTTCCACTTCGCGTATTCTTTCTCGCCCAAACCTTCACGCATCATTGCGTCAACTTCTTCGTCGGTCAGGTCTGGTACTGCATCCACCGATGAAATGCCTTCGGCCTGCTGACGGAGCGCCAGCGCCGTAATCTCCGCGTCCCGCTGCGCACGCTCACGCTGCGCCACTTCCAATGCCCGCCGTTCGGCCTCGACCCGCGCCTTGTACTCGTAGAAGCCCTTGCCGCCGTTCCGCAACTTGCAGACCAGCTTGACCAAATGATCCTCAGCGTCCCAATACTTCGTCTTGAGCGGCAACTGCGTTTCCCTGTACCACAGCAGCGCGTCCTTCTCAAGCCATTCCCGGTAGAGCGGGTCGGTGTGCCACAGGTCTTCCGGCGACGGGTCGGTGTGACCGGCGCTCACGACCTTGAGTTTCAGCTTGCCCCGCGCGTCGTCGCTCAACCGCGCGCCCATCTTCGGAAACTTGTGCGAACCCTTCAAGACAGACACCAGCAGGCTTTCCAGTTCCGTGATCGGGGGTAGAACCTTCTTGCCCTCGTCACCCACCTGTACCTCGTCATCAGCCGGAATCCCGCTGCTGGCGAGTGCCTCTGCCACATTGACTTTGGTAGAGGCTTTGCGCGCCCGGTCTTCTGCCCGCTTCTTCGCACGTAGCGCCGCTTGAGAGGTGGGGGTAGAGGTTGAGGCGGGCGCGGCGGCTGTCCTCGTTTCTACCCCGCCCTTGAACATCCCCAGTCTGGAGGGGGGAGCCTGCGGAGCAGGCGACGGGCCTGCCTCGCGTGTACCTGCACGCGCGCGCGTGGGGTCTTCCTCCTCCGAAGATGGGGGGACTAAAGGGGGGAAAGAAGAGGGGGTGTGGGGGAGAGGAAAGGGGGGAACAAGGGGGGAAGGAACATAACCGCTGCGGTCAGCCGCAGAGGTCGCATCGTCCTCTACCCCTTCCTCGGCTATATCAGACAGTTCCTCGACTTCACGGCTCTCTTTGACGAGTACCGGAATCCCGCTCTGCCCGACTTCCCCGGTCAGAATGTAGTCCTCGAACTGCGCCCGATTCTTGCGGGTCATCAGACTGTAATCAATTTCGTCTGCCCGCTTGCAGTATTCGGCAAACACATCCCAGTTGATCGAGATTAGCTTACGCGGGGCGCGGCCTTCGGTTGCGTCCAGAACGCGAACCAGATTACGGGCTTTCAGCACGTCAAGCGCCGTGCGTGCTTCGCTGGTGGTGAGGTTTGCCAACTGGAACCAGTCTTCGTGATTGACAATGATGTACAGCACGTCATCGATCCAGATGTACGGAACATCCGGCTCTTGCCGGCTCGTTAAATCCGCGATGCAGTCAAACATCCAATGTGCGTTGATGCTGCCCATGATCAGTGACAAGCCTGCTTTGGGCATATTCTTGGCTGCGCGATACACATAACCAAACATCTATCTACCTCCGTGCCTCAGGCGATTGCCTGTGCTTGTTCCAGTAAGTAGGGGCGCACGATTACGCTGATCCGCTGTAGCCAGTTGTTCAGCACCACCAGTCCGTGCTTCTCCGCAATCTCGCCAGGGTCTTTGTAGCCCGCATCTGCGATCACCACGTAAGCTGCGCTAACCTTACCAGCCTTGATACTGTCGCGTATCTTCTTGGCAATCGCCATACCCTTGCCCTTGTTGTTGGCCTGATCATCCCGATCCGCAATAATGAAGACATTCTCGATTCTGCGGAACACTTCGGGCAGGTGTGCGTTCCAGTCGTTGCGCTCCTTATAGGCAAACGCCGGATAACCCATCTGCCGGAGCAGGATTGCATCGGCCTTGCTCTCGACCACCAGACCCGCCTTGAAGCGCGGGCCGATCCGTGAGCTATCCGGCAAACTCAGGAGATCGTCGCCCCAAATGCCATGCTGCGACGTAGCGAGTTCCTTGTATTTGTCCCACTTCCACTCAACCAGTTCCTGCGCCGATGGTTCATGCAGCCAACTTGCGTCCATGTGACCGTCCCTGACCTGTGCCTGCCAGAACGCTTCCAGTTCTTCCGCCCACTTGATGACGGTTTCCGAAGGCAGCGCCGCCAGATAATCCCGGCAATATTTGTCGTCGCGCCGCAGGTCTACCGCCCGCACATACGGCTGGCAGTTCTCATCCAGCGCAATGTTCGGGATGGTGTACCCGGCAGGCAGCTTGCAGGTCGTGGGATGCTCGACGTAGCCGAGCAGGTACTTGTCTACCGACTCCGCATTGATGCCGCGCTTGCCCCAATAGGCAATCGCTTTCGCGCGCCCGCGCTTGTGCATGGCGATCACATCTTCCAGCGTGACCTTGACGTTCGCCTTGTCTTTGGCAGGGGTCGGCGGCTCAAGTTCGGGCTTCTTCCGCTCCGTTGTGCGCTGAAACGAACCGCGATCCCACCCTGCCCATCGTTCGCCTGTGAGGATCATCCACAGGTTTTCCCCGACCCAGTAGGCCGGATTATCGACAGGTAGACCGCGCTCATAGCCTTCGTGAGCGCTGATGTTTCGGTCTGCCTCACGACACCACCACAGGCAGTAATCCCCGAAGTCCGTGATGTAGCACCGATCCTTGCCGCCGCACACCGGACAATACCCGTAATACCGCGTGTACCCGTCAGGGCCGTTGTACTGCCGCGTCCAGTTGAGATGCGCCAGCAGATCGCCCGCGCCAACCCGATCTTGAGGCATGGTGTATACCCTCCTTTTAGTTTTCGTTCAGGCTTGACAGATAGCCCGACAAATCCAGTTTGCTCTCGCCATCCGGCGTGAGGTCAGCCGGAGTCCGGTAACCCAGTTCTTCGTACACGTCGCCAACGGTGACTTCCTTGAAGTCCACCGCCGCGCCGAGCATCTTGATGATGCGTTCATCCTCTTTCTCGTTGCGCGGCACGATGATATAGGCTGTGCCGTTGCCAATTGGGATCGGGAGCGACATGCCCGCGATAGCTTTCTTCGCGTTGCCGCCCGTCTTGGGGATGGTCTGGTAGACGGTACGCACGTGATCGCGCACCTGTACATCAGGGTTCACGGTACTCTGCAAGAGCGGGGTCATCTTCGCCATGTCCGGCTTTTCCAGTCGGCGTGCCGCCCGCAGCGTTTCCCGCAGCTTGCCTTGTTCGGCCTCTGCCAGATTATCCAGCGTGACCCCCGGCACTTTGTTCTGCACAATCGCACCCAAGAGCCATGTCACGCCCATCTGCTCCGTCAGCAGCATACGCAGGATCAACTCTTCGTGATACTTCATGCCGGAGTTCTCGATCACGCTGGTCAGCCATTCCTCAAAGTCCTCGAACTGGACTTCGGTAGACTCGCCTGAGTTGATGTACATTGAAGGCAGGCGCGTGTGCATCCATGTCCCGTTCCTGAACGCATGGATGACACGCTTGCGCATGGCGCTGGATGACGTGTCTGCCAGTCTGCCCAGGAAGATCGAGATGATGTAGTCCTTCGTGCCTTGAAAGACTTCGGGGTTCGACGTATCTACCCCATGCTTGCGGAGTTGCAGCGTGACCAGCCCATCGACCAGCGTATCAATCGGCTGCGTGTCTGTGCCTTTTGAGGAGAGCGCTTCGGTCAGCGCGTTCAGAATCTGCTTGACGGTTGATTCGTTTGACGGTACAATACTCTTAACTGACATGGGATACCTCCGTGTCCAGTGATACCGGGGTGAACGCTACTTCACCCCGTTTTGCTTTCGGTTTCCTGCTCAACTTACGGCGCTGTTCTGCGCGTTTGGCGACCAGCGTCCGCGCACAACCCTGACATATCCTGCGCTGGTACTCTAGTGCCATCTTGGGTTCTATCGGGCGTTTATGCTGCATCGGCTGTTTACACAACGGACGCTTCTTCTCAATGTCCTTGTCCGACCCGTCTGCCATGACCAGATGCGCAATGCGATCTTCCGGGCCATATACAGACGATACGATGTATTCCGTGCCATCGGGTGCAGGGGGTAGTTTATACATGAGATTAGATTAGCACACCTAATCCTTTCTGTCAAATGCAATGGGGGTGACGTGATCACCCCCATGATTGACTCGTTACGAACGGTAGATGTCAGTCTGTGTACTCTTCCGACTGCTTTTCTTCAGCGGCGACCCAATCCGGCACACCATCTTCCACAGGAACGATGACAGGCCAGTTGATCGGGTCTTCCCCGTAGCGCCGGATGATCTCGTTCACGAAGTCAACGCCCGCCTTCGTCGGCAGCAGCGTCCGGCTAGATGTCCCGGTCAGCTTGATTAGCCCTGCGACCACCAGTTCGTCACGGATACGCTTGATCTGGTTAGGCCACTTGAGCGGCGAACCAAGACCGGGGTGTTCCTCAAGGTATTCGTTGAGCGCACCACGTTCGTCGCGCTCGGAGAACAGGTAGCCCGTTGTCGGCGGGTTGTACATGCTCGGTTTCATTTCATCTGGCACGCCTTCAAGCTGCTTGGTTTGCTGGCGGTTGTACTGAATCAACAGTGTTAAGGCAATGATGCCCCTGCGGGGTACTCTGATTTGTCCACTGGTCGGTAGTTTGCTCACTTACGTATCCTCCTCGTCTGCGCCTCTCCACTTCACATAATTTTAGGTGTGATACCCTTACGTGTCAACCCAAATCATGTGAGATCACCTAACATTATACCATCTCTCAACATGATGACAATGGTATAATTGTGGAGAGGAGTGTTGTGATGCCAAGAAAACCGAAAGTACCACCGCCTGTTGAGCAGGCATTAGAAGTTCATGAATCTCCCATGCCGCTCGAAGAAATGAGCGAACGGCTGAGGTCGCTTAACCTCAAGCCGAACGAGTATGGAGATTTCATGAAGGCCGTTGATGTGTGCGTCCTGCTGCGCCAGGGGCAGACATGGGATCAGGTCAGCGCCGCCGTTGGTGTTCCCAAGCGCACGCTGCAATGGGATCGCTGGCAAAGCCTGATTCGCAAGGCTATGACCTACCTGATCGACAGCGAAACCACACAGGTAAGAGCCGCCGAAGCAGCGGCGCTTGCAGAGTGGACAAACATTGTAAATATTCAGGTACACGTTGCGAAACACGGCAAGCTAGATCGGGATCGCATTGAGGCGGCGAAGTTCCTGCATGAAGCCATCGTGTCGAAGGTCAAAGAGATGCCCGATGTGTCGTCGCAGAAGAAGTACCTTGAGATGATGAATATGGACCCGACCAAACAATCCAACCAGCACGCGCCGATGAATGTCCTGCATGTGATCCACCATCATCAGGCCGACGATCTTCCACAGGAAGATGACGATGCTGACATTATTGATGCAGCGACAGGACAGGTTGAATAACCTCTGCCCCTTCGTCGTTGACCCGTTGCCCGGTAATCATATCGTGGATAGATTCAAGCGCGGGTGCAGCGTCACGCAGGCGGTCTTCCCACCGCTGGTACTCTGACTCAAGGAGCAACCGGAAGGTGGGAATACCCCGATCATCGATCTGGTACTCAACCAGATACCCCTCATCCCACGTGATGAACGCGCTCCACGATTTGATCAGCTTGTAGGCTTCCCGAAACGCATCCTGCCATTGCTCAGGGGGCTTGAAGGACGTAAGCATGTCCAACCCTGCCCCGGTGATCAGCGGGATAAGGTTGTGGCACTCGGTTGTATAGACCGACACCACGCCCATTGTGTACGGGTTCAGGGCGAGTACCGTACCATATTCCCATGCCAGCGTTCTGCGCCTAAATGGGCCTTCCCACGTCTGAAACTGATGCAGGTAGGGGTACTTGTCCTTGAACTGTACCTGCGTCTTCTTAGCGCTCTTGCGCGCCTTCTTTTGCTCCTTGATGGTTGCCTTCGCCACATCTACCTCCTTGTCTGTTTGAATCCCTTCCAGTCCTTCATGTCCTTCGGCAGATCACGCACGAAGCCGAACAGCGTGACCTTGCCAGCCGGGTAGAAGTGGTCATCGATGACCGAGATGAACTTGCCACCACGCCAGTACACGTACTTGAGCAGGTGGAAGTCCTCCATGCCGATAGGTGTTCCCCACAACTGGAAGAAGTCCCCCACCGGGCGCGAGTCCATGTACGACACCCGCGTAATCGTCCGATCCGGGCCGACGCTGAAACTGATGGTGAAGTCCCGGCTGTAACAGGGCAGGTCGGGGTTGTTGCTGTATATCTGGTACTGGTAGTAGCAGTTGTAGGGTACGTAGATGTCGCCCAGTTCCATCCCAACCATGACCGACAGCTTCAGGTCAATCGGCTGCCGTTTGGGTGACAGCAGCCGCAGACCGTAGATTGTCCCGGCAATGACGACGATTAACGCGAGTGCGATACGCTTCATGATCCGTTACCGTTAGGTATGATAACCTAATTATACATGCCATACAGATGTTCCCGCCAGATACGGCGGGAATCTGCATCGACCACTTCGGTTACACGCAGGACGGACAGCCGTGCGTCGTGAGGCCACAGGAAGCCCAAGACCTCTTCCACGTCCGGCACGTAAGGGGCAGGCTCAGGCTCCGGTTCGGGATCAAGTTCGTGATCGTCCGGTACGACCTCCGGCTCAGGCTCTACGACAGCTTCCGGTGCAGCTTCCACAGGAAGTTCCGGCGCGATCACTTCCGGCTCAGGCCAGTCCATGACCTCAACCACGATCTCCTGATCCTCTTCCTGACCGTTCAAGTCCGTGCGCTGGATGAAGTCGCCGTGAACCTGCGCCAGATCAGCAATGCTCGTCGGCTCGAACTCGAAGTCGCGCACACACTGAGCCTCTTCCAGTTCCGACAGCGAGAAGTCCCCACCTTCAAACACGAACCCGGCGACCCATCCGGTCAGCAGGTCGGTGTTGTTGACACGTCCCTGCACGTACCAAATCCAGTTCGTTTCGGGGTTGTAGATGCGGTAGAGCGCCGGATTGTTCTCGCCCCGCGCCAAATCTTCCAGCGTCGGCAGCGCCGCCCATTCGTCATCCGTGAGCAGGCGGTAGCGCCCGTCCTCGTGTTCAGCGGCAGCGAAGGCTTCTTCCACCACCTGATCGACACTCGCCGGGATCAGGGCTGGAGCGTCCTCCACCCACTCCGCATCTACCGTATCCGGTTCAAGGTCGAAGGTGTCCACACGGCGCACCTTGTCCGTGAAGCCGATCCGGTAATCGTCACGCTCTTCCAGCAGGTCACGGACGTAATCCAAGAACGGGTTGTCTTCTACCTTGCTCTCAAAGAGCGCTTTGTTGTCGTCGGAGAACTGTGGCAGTTCATCCTTCAACACCGCCTTACGGACAACCTGTGTGATGTCATCCTGACCCGCCGACAGAGCCGACAGCGCTTCACCCACATTGCCCATGACGACAGCAGCGGCCTTCATCTTCTCAGCCATTGCCAGCGCCGCCAAAGCCTGAATGTGGTTGTCCTTCTGGCTCTGGCTCTTGCGGGGGTCTTCCCCGTATGCCCACGTGTGGATGATGACCTTCTTGTTCTGACCAGGACGCACCACACGGCGCATCGCCTGAGCGATCACGAACAGGGAACGATGTGGCACGCCGACCAGATGCACGTGGTTGAACATGATCAGGTTCAGACCGGTAGCGATCAGTTCGGGATTGCAAATCAGCACGTTGTAATCCCGGTCAACCGCGTCACGGATCGCCGCTTCGCGTTCATCCCGATCACAATCGGCGTAGTCTTCCTTCTCGCACCACGTCTTGATCGTCATGTCGCTCTTGGTGGTCAGGACGAACGGCTTGAGTCCGGCTGCTTTGCACATCTTGTAGATGCTCTTCGCCGCAGGCCGCTTCTGACCAGATACGAAGATGATTGCCCTGTCGCCCAGCGCTGCGTCCTGTGCTATCCTTGCAGCGACTTCCGAGGTGAGGCGGGGGGCAGGCCAGTCCGCAGAGAACAAGCGTGCCTTGAGCCACACTTCGGTAGTCTTAACCCGGTGTTCCTCGGCGATCTTGAGATACTTGTCAGCCTCGTCCGCATTGCCTTCGACCATGTACTTCGCCGCGAGTTTCTCGTACTCTTCGACGCGCTCCCGGTCTTTGGGGTGTATCCACGTTTCATCCTGATCGGGCGCGAGTATCCAGCCGATTGCCGCCTGAATCCACGCTGACAGCTTGGACATATCACCCTTCACCGCGTCAGATGAAGCGTCCTCACGGATTTTCTTGAGAACATCCATCTCTGGCTGCACTTCGGGGTCTACCGGAACCCAGTGAAACTCGCTCACGGCAGGCGGCAGTTCGATGTTCAGGTCTGCCAAGTCCATGAAGGTCGCATACGGCAGCAGCCATTGAACGATGTCCGGCATACAGCCGTTGGCTTCGCGCTTGCTGACATGCTCCACGAACGCCTTGCCGCCGAAGCCCTTGACCCCGGCCTTGACCTTCGCCTTCTGCATGGTGATGTAGATGTCATTGACACCGTACTCGTCCACGAACTTGCTCACCTGATCGTAGCGGTACAGGCGACGGAACTCCGGTGACATGCGGTGCAGCAGGTAGAACAGGCCGGAAGCCTTGCCGTTGTAGATCGTCCCGGTCAGGCCGAGCGTCCACTTGCTGTTCGTCGCCAGCTTGCCCATGATCATGCCCCTAGAACTGTCTCCACTCTTAAAAATTTGAATCTCGTCCGCGATCAGCGCGTAGCGCCGAGCGTAGCGGGCGGCAATGTATTCCCCGATGCTGGCGCGCGCCGATCCGGTCTTGGCCTCGACCAGTTCGCCCTTCTCGAAGTCGTAGTTGGGCTTGAGGGTGAACCGACGCACGTGCTTCCCGGTAGACAGGGCAATGGTTTCTGCCTCAAACTGCTCCATGTTGTCACCGAACCGGGTGAAGCTGAACATGGGCGTGCCGCACGCTTCATCCTTGCGGGCAGGCTGCACCACTTCCATGCTGATCGCCTGCCACTCGATATTCTTCCCGGTGCTGAGGTACTTCGTACCGGGACGGTACTCGACCATGCGCGGCGACCCATCATCATTGAACAGCGGTTCGCCCGTCTTCACGTCGATGTCCTGTACGAACTCGACGTTGGCAGGCACGCGCACTTCCACAGGAAGCACTTCCATCATGACCCGCCCCTCTTCGTCGTACTCACGCCTGGTCTGCACGGTGTTTTGACAGAACAGCTTCTGGCGGTTGGCGGGCCGCTTCTCGTAGTGGACGAACGGATCGTCAATGATGTCGCCCTTGCTGGTTTTGATGATGTGGATGCCGCCGCAGGTCGGGCAGGTCATCACCGGTTCTTCCGCCAGCGCCCGCGACATGACTTCGCGCTTGTGTTCCAGCTTCGGCACAAAGCTGTACCGCCAGGGCGCACCCAACTTGGCGTGAGTCTCCGACAGGATCAGGATACCCAACCCCGGCGCGGCAAACAGGTCGTCAATGTCCTGATAGACCGTGCTGTAGCGGGCGAACATGGTCTTGCCGCAATGTTCGCAGTTGACCATGTTGCGGCGTTCCAGCTTGCCCTCAACCTCTTCGTGTGTCTTCCCGCTGATCTTGTTGATCGTGCCGCAATGCCCGCAGGTGATCTTCTTCTTGGACGCATCGTACCCGTAGGCACGGTGGAAGCGTTCGACGTGACCGGGGATGACAATCGGCACATCCACGCGGTAGGCTTCTTCCAGCTTGGACAGGACAGCCTTCGCTTCGCGCGTCCAGTTATGCACCAGATGACCCGGCATCAGGATGATGATCTTCTCGCTGTCCTCACCCTTCATGATCTTGTCGATGCGGTTTTGCAGTTTCATGATCAGAGTGGACATGGCAATCGACGTTTTGCCTGATCCCATCTCAGCGATTACGGCGGCGTACTTGTTGTTGGTTAGGTGGAACGCGGCAGCGCTGGCGTGCAGGAACTGAGCGGGCAGGGGCAGGCGGTACACGTGCGAAATATCTTCCAGCGTGCAGCCGACCACGCGCCCATCATCCAGCTTCACCGCCGTTGGGACACGTTCGCCGTTCTCGTTCTTCTTCACATCGGCTACCGTCGCCTTCGTGCCATCTGCCATACGCACGCGGGTCAGGTTCGACACCACACCGGGCGAACCGATCCACCCGGCAATATCAAGGAACTTCGGCGCGTGCTTGGTCACTTTGAATTGTGGCGGGAAATCGCGGTGGATCGTGTCACGGAACACGTCCAGATGACGCATCACGAAATCGGTCATGACACCCGGTTCTTTGGTGCTGAACGTATGCACCTTCCCGTCATCGATGTTCATGGCGTTGATGGTGATGACAGGCTGCTCATGCACCACGAACTTCTGCTCTTCCCCGTCATTCACGCGCTCAGGGGTAGAGCGTTCTTTGGTGCTGCTCCCGGTGATGATCAGGTTGCCCAGTTCAGGGTCACGCATGGTCATGGAGTCCATCATGCCGCCCGCGATCAGATTGGCGGTATGCCCATCCCGCAGTTCGTCAAGGATCGGCTGACGCTCCGCGAACGTGCGCGGGACGATCAACTGATTCCACTCGCCTGATGCGGTCACGCCGAACTCATCCAGCGCCTTGAGCGCCGTGCTGAGATCAGGCATGGCGACAATGAACTTCTCTACCGCCCGCTCGACAGCCGGAACCATGAACGGCGCGACCTCTGCCAGCGCCAGCGTCGGGTAATCCTTCTTCTCCAGCGACTGATCCCACGACGAGATGTTGCGCTCACGCTTGCGCCCGAAGACGATGACCTCATCGTACTTGCTGTACTCTTGGGGGACGTAGAACTGCCCCAACCACTCGTAAATCTGCGTGAACTCGTAGGACGTGGTACGCTTCGACGCATGGGCATGGGTCGTCACGAAGATGACCACGCCACCCGTCTTAACCCACTTGCTCGTAAAGTCCAGCCAGCGGAGTTCTTCATTCCCGTCATTGTCGAACGGCGGGTTGAGGTAGAGGACGCTCAGGGAGTGCGCCGAGATATGGGCGAACTCAGCCGCGCCGCACAAGAACCGGGATTTGCCCTTCCCGGTTTCGTCGGTGAAGCGCTTGAGCATCTTCCGGTGACGCTCCGACGACAGTTCAATCCCGTAGGGGATAACCTTCTTGTGCTTCGCCGCCAGCGCCAGCGTCAGGTGATAGAGCATCTCGCCCTCACCCGCGCACAGGTCGGCAATCGTGATCGTACCTTCCGGTTGCAGGAACAGTTGCGAGGCAATCAGCGGTGCAACGGCGGAGTTCATCGGGTAATAGCCGAGGTTCGCTCTTCCTTGATCGCGCATAGTTGTTACGCTCCTTTCAACACATACATGAGGGATAAACCAGCCATGAGGGAGAAGCCGACCAGCGCCGCGAATGCCTTGAGGTAACGGCGCGGGTCGTGGGAATAGGCGGCATCGCTGAGATCAGCGAGTGCCGCGAACAGGCCGACAGCAGCCACGATGAAGACAATCAGGCTGTAATACGCCACAGTAAACCTCTAGAACTTGATGTGCTTTGCCCGGTTGGGATTGTTGGTGATATACGTGCGCCAATTCCTATCGGCAGCATCGCAGACCAACTTGTACGCCCCGGTTTCGATGCGCGGCTGCGCGTTGACCTCATACAGTTCGGGCGACACGTGACCGGGATACCATTGCATCATCCAGCTTGGCGCACTCTTGAACAGGTAGGGCATCCACGTAGGATGTACCGGGATGCTCAGACGGTTCTTGAGCGCCACGAAAATCCGGTACAGGTCTTCGCACCAGAGCGGGCGGGGATACTCAGGGGCGCGGGCGTGCTGTACGAAATCTACCCATTCCAGTTCACGTGCCTCGAAGTCCTGCTTGCCGAACTCAATCTTCTCGCGCACCAGCACGTAGCACGTGTCCTGCATGTTGGACGTGTTCTGATCCGCGTCCTTGTGGATGATCCGCCCTTCGTACAGGTGGGTCTTGCCCAGGCGGATCGGCATGATGCGACGGTAGTTGTCGTGGGGCAGCGTGAAACCCGACTCATAGCCGGTGCTGTTCTTGCCAGAGATGGTGAACGCATGGCTAGAAGCCTTCGGCCCCTGATTGTATTTGAGCATAGCCCGCGCCATCATCTGATTGACAGCGGCTTTCGCACCGATCAGGCTGATCATGATCGGTGTGCGGTAGTTCTCCTCGATCAGCACAGACACAATGGCCTTCGCGTCACCGGAAGATGCTTGCAGCATGATTACTTCGCTCCTTTCGCTACACAGTCAGGGCAATAGCGGGTGTCGATATGACCCTGCGGGACTTCCATATCGATCAGTTCATGCGGCGCGAACAGGCGGTTGCATTTGTGGTTGCTGCACATGGCAGGCAGGTACAACCCGGTAATCACCTTCACGTCCTGATACTCCGCAACCTCAAAGCGAATCCACGCCTTGCGCTGCATCAGCCAGTCCAAGCGCTTCTGTAGACCGTCGCCGGAAATCTCTTCCACGTCGCCGTTCATGAGAATCTTGTAGCCCGTATAGCTGTCCATATCGCGGGTGTTCCAGACCAGTTCCGCGACGGGGATTTTGGTTTCCCGATCCGGCATGGGTTCGTCGGGCAGATCAGCCGGGGGCTTGATCGGGCAGATCATCTTGCTGGCGGACAGGTCGTACTTATGCCAGCCCCAACGCACGCCACCCGACACGGAATACGGCAGAGAAATGACTTGCTGTGCGACTTGTTGCATGTGATACCTCCTGTGGTTAGTACCAGAACCGACTATGGGGATTGTTGGCGCGTTCAAAGCGCCGATATTCATCACTGGCGAGAGTCTCAGCGCGTAGACCACTCAGCCATTCTTCGCGCTCGTTCTGGATGCGTTCCAGCCGATCCAGTTCCGCATTGCGCAATTGCCGCTTGAGGTCGTCGTCTTGATGCTCGACGGTAGGTAGATACATCATGGGGATACCTCCATCTATGACACGAAACGGGCGTTAGGTTTGCACAGCTAACGCCCGTCAATGCGATCAGAAGCGAGTCAGGCTAGAAGGGGTACTTCTCGTCCTCGACCTGTTCCCCGCCTTCCTGCTCGGTGATGTCTTCCTGCGGCAGCGGCTTCTTGTTTCCTGTAGAAGCGGCAGCGCCTTCTTCACCCTTACGCGGCAGGGCGATGTCCATAGCCGTGATCTGCAAGCTGGCGCTCGTTTCGCCCGTCTTCTTGCTGGTGAACAGGTTCAGGCTGTCCAGCTTGCCGATGACCGTCACCTGCTGGCCCTTCTTCAAATACTGGCTGAGAGCCTCAGCGCGTTCACGCCAGATGCTGACCTTGCACCAGAAGGTCTTGGCTTCGTCGCCGTTCTGGAAGGTGGTGCTGAACGACAGCACGGCGATCCCCTGTGGCGTGTACTTGAACTCCGGCTCGGTCAATACCGTGCAGACCATCGTGAGCGAATTGGTGGTGTAATACTTCTTGCCCTGATTGTTTGCCATTTGAACACTCTCCTTATGCTATATGCGGATACTGGAAATTGGTACGTGAAATTAGAATAGCTCATCTAACATTGTACCAAAAAAGTGTTAGATGAGCAAGTCCGGCTACTGGATGCTGTAGGTCATCTCCCGCAGCGCCAGCCGATCTTCTGCCCACAACCGATGCTCCCGGCGCACGTGTTCCGTCACGTCACTGGTGAACGTGACCCGGTAAATGGCGAACCCGTCCTTGTTGAGAACGAAGTGTGCGGTGTAGACGATCTCGCTGGTGTTGACGTGTTCAACGCATACCGTCCGGCGATTGATCCATGCAGCTTCGCGGGCAGCGTCTTTCGCCTCATCCAGCGTGCTGTATTCACCGCCGATCTCTTCCTGCTGCGTTTCATCAACCAGCATGTAGAGCGCTTCATCGTCATCGGGGAAGACCATGATTGCGGCTTCCTGCGGTGTGCAGACCAGCACGTTGCCGAACAGCGGGCCAATGCCGCAGGTTAGACTTGCGGCTTTGTTGTACGGCTTGCCCCGCAGCGCTGCATCTTCATCGACCACAAACACCCGGCCTTCGATGGGGAAGCAGGCCACATAACCGCTCACGTAGCCCTGCAATTCAACCATCGTGAACTTGCCATCATCCTGAGCAGGCGTGATCGTCAGCGTCTGCTCTACCCCGTTCTGCGTGTCAACCATATACCAATCAGCCATTTGTGCTATACCTTTCTGCTTCCTGTGGAAGCTATTGCTGGACGTAGCTGCTAAAGACAGCTTTCCAGATGATCTCCAGTTCGCCCCACATGCCCCACCAGTCACCGGCCTTGACGAAGTTCAGCAGCTTGCGGGTCACGTTGTCGCCAAACGTGCAGTCCCTGAGTTCTTCGATGTCCGTGTTGACGGTCAGCCAGCCATGCGCGTTGTCTGCCAGTTCAAGCGTCATGGCCTGATTCGTGCCGATGTCGAAGCTGTAGGCCGGGACATACAGGATCAGCGCGTTCTGGTTCAAATCATCGGTAGGCGATACGACGAACTCAACGCACAGGCTGACCTCAGTCCCCCACCCGATCTTCGGTTCACGCAGTTCCGCGTCGATGTGTGTCAGGTGGTTCATGACTTCTTCTGCTCCCACGCCAGCGCCCCGGCCTCATGGATGAACTCAAGGTCGTAGATCGTCCTGAGAACGTTCCAGAACTTCATCATGCTGGCGTTCATGCGGAGCATCTCTACTGCGACCTCTGACAGCGTATCGGCGGCTGTCCCCATGTCGAAGATGCCGCTGTCATCAACGTAGTGCGCGCCCGCAAAGCCGATCTCAACCTCATCCTGATTGACCAGCCCGAATTCGCCTACATTGGTGTTCATGCTCAGGATCATTACCTCGTCGCACGTCGCCCGCACCACCACAGCGTCCGTGCCGATCTCGTAGCGGAACTCAACCTCTACCCCATGATTGCCATTGGGATGTACCCGCACGATCCGCTTTGCCTGCTGGTGGTTCACTTCTCGTTTCGCTTCTGCCATATCTGTGTCATCCTCCGTTTCTTCCTACGTTCAAGAATGTCCTTGCGGTTACGTTCGTAATATGCACGGTTCCGCGCCCGCGCCTGTGTCAAATTCGCTTGATAATCACCTTCCCGCCGATCTTCATTCTGCGTGGCGGTACACATCTTACATTCGCTGCGGTATCTGCCCGTCTTTCCGCGTCGGTAGAACCATTTGACTTCCCACCACAATCCACAGCGGGAGCAGCGTAGCTCAAGCGTCCCGTCAGACCGGGTACGCTGTGGTCTTTTGAGGGTCACGCTTGGCTAATGCCGAATATCTGAACCGTGCGACAAACGCCCCCCATAGATACGCTTGTCGTAGGATTTGCCACACCGTACCCCGCAGTTCATACGGGATCGGCTGGCCTTGCACGCACGCTTTCACCGTGAGTCCGGTGAATGTCGGGACTTCCCGATCATCCAGCTTGCCCAGGCTGAACGCACGCATGATGAGTTCTTCCAACTGCTCAGATGTCATCAATCAACCTTCCATTGGATAACGATAGGTGTTTCGACGGAGTGCAGCAGCGAACCGTAGGTAGAGAGCATGGCACGCTGGATCACTATCTGTTCATCGATCAGATCAAGGTGTGTTGCCGCCGTGCCTGCGAATACGCGCACAAGGATCAGGCCGTTGGGATAGAGGTTGTGCTTGCGTATCACGCTCACGGCACAGGCAATGTTGCGCTGCACAAGCTGAATCTCGACGCGCTCATGCTCTACCGGGCGCACGGACTTCCAGCCATCGTAGAAGTCGCCCGTAGGGATAGGCGACTTCCCCATAAGATAGGAGCGAAGGGCGAATGAGCGCCCTTCCTCGAACCTGATCTCTGCCTGCGTCGGCGTGAGTTCCATTAGTTGAGATACCCATCTTCGTCCTTCGGGATGATGATGAATGGCGGGCGTTGTTCATCATCCTGCTGATCATCTTCCTGTTGCGCTTTGCCCATCAGGATGTTGTCCAGCGCACCACGAATCGCGCCGAGCAGGTCATTCAGTTCGGCCTCGTTGTATTCGTAGTTGATGGTCACGGTGAAGCCTTCCTTGCCCTTGCCCGTAACCTTCAGCTTGCCGCCTTTGATCATCTGCGGCGGCACAGGCAGCAGTTGGAGCGCCGCATCGATCACGTAGCTGCTGATCCACGTATCGCTATCCTGATCGCCGTATTTGGCTGCGGCCTCAACGATAGAGGCGAAGGCGGTGTGCATGAATGTTGCGAAATTGAGCGGCTGTTGCAGTTCCATGAACGCTTCCTTGAGCGCTTCGCCCATTAATGGCAGAGAGTTATCAATCTGGCGGAAGATCGTGCCGAGCATCGCCATCCGGCGATCCGCCTCACTCATTTGCTCTACCTCAGCACGGAACATCTCAAGGTCAACTTCTACCCCGTCGAAATGCAATCCATCTTCCGCCCGCCGTGCGCTTTCGTAGCCTGCACGGAACGCCGCGTTCTTCATGAGTTCGCTCTGATCAAAGTGCATCGGGTGTTCACCTCCTGTGTGTGAAAATATGTGAAGATAGTTAGATTATCTATCCTAACGTCAATTTTGTCAAGGTTAGGTCTGGTCAGCTAACAGAGCCGTAGCCCGTCAATCACCGCCTGCCCCACGTCATGAATGTCGCTTCCTGTGGAAGCAACCACGATGTACGAATACTGGTATGCGCTCTGTTGCGACAGGAGGGTTACACTCCCAATCATACACAGGCAAGCGCTCACTTCGCCTGCGCAATCGATCTGGTAGGTGCGCCGATCCAGCTTCACGATATGATACCCGCGCCCTACCACTTCCTTCGGTTCACCTTTACCGGGTAAACCCATAATTGATCTCAGTTCCATGTAAGCCCTCCGTTACCATGCAGTTTACATAACTTGTTCATAGAAGTGGTAGCAAACAACTTTCATCACTGGTTTATACCACTTCTGCCCAACGATCTTAACGATAGCATTGTACAATCGTTGTACTCCCTTAACGCCCCAACAGATGTTAGGTGTGATACACTAACAGTGTCCTTGAGCGTTGCCATTCGGGATACCGCGATCTCCAAATAGCCGCGCATCTGTGTGTTATACCTCCATAAACGAAAGAGCCGGGATGCGACCCCCGGCTCTTTCGTGTTATATGGGCTGTGATGCAAAGCAGCAGCGTTTACAATAAATGACGTGTTCCCGTTAATTACTGCTGCCGGGATATTGCGGGTGCAGGTTGCTCAGGTTCGCTTCCAAACGTTCGATCACATCAGCGACGGAGAGTTCTAGATACAGGGCTTTGAGCAAGACTGCGGGATCAATGGCGGTGATAGCGTCGTCAAGTTCAGGGTCTGGTGGTGGCTCTGACGTGTAACGACGCATCCAACGAACATTCATGATTTACCCCTATGGCCTTTGTTGCGTAACAAGATTCATTGTACCACGCTGCATAAGGATTGCACATACTTACACGACTACGCGCGAGAAAAATTTACAAATTTCACGAAAGATTCATGAAATTCTGTAACACATCTGTGATATAATCGTAGCGCTCCCGTGAAGTATGCGCAACGGCTAGACCCCTACGATCCGCTTCCTGTGGAAGCTGGCTTGGGAATGAACTCTAACCCACAGTTCGGACAACGGTAGTACGCATCCCCGATCTCATCTTCATGCAGCGCATGGGCTTCGATCAGGCAACCACACCCCGGTTCATGCTGCCACTCGCCGTTCGCATCCAGATAATCATCATCGGGACAGCGCACGAAGCCCCCCGGTTCACTTCCTGTGGAATCACGGCGGCGTTCAAAATGCTGCCGGAAGAGGTCGGCCTGTATTTGCTGCTTGCGGCATTCAATCCACATGCGTTCCGCGAAGGTGCGGGCCTGTTCATCCTCTTCCCGTTCATCCAGTTCATGCCACACCGGACTCCAGAAGAAGTCATGCTTGCCATCAGGGAACGTGACGCGGTACTGGCTCGACGCAATGCTGTACACCAGCCCGGACGCTCTACCTTGATGTATTTCTGCGACCATTCACGTGTCAGCCGCCGCAGGACTGCCCACTCATCCTCATCAGTAGCAATGCTCATCATCTGTGTCGCGCCATCAGGGTAGGTGATCTTGTACAGCAGATGGCCTTCCGGCTGCCCACCGTACTCATCATCTATAAGCTGCATCATCACGCCGAGGTCATTCGTCTTGACCTCATAGCCCAGTGTGGGATCATCCGCTTCGGGGTCAAGCGTCAGATGCACATGCGCTTCCTGTGGAAGCTGCTCAAGCTGCTTCGGCTCTTTCTTGTACAACGGATGAGACCCGCCGCCCGCTTGCCCTTCCCCGTAATCTGCACGATCTTCACTTCCATAGGAAGCTCACCTATCGGCGTATCCGTCACCGTGATCTCATTCGCAGCAAGTAGAGGCCATTTCACCGGAGCAGGCAAATCCCACGCTTCCGGTGTCTGGAACAACGTGTCGAAATCTTCCGGCGTGGTGTTGATCACCATCGGTTCACTCCGGTACTGGATGTCCTCAATGTCATGGATCACCACGCGATTCTCCGGTAACATGATGCTGCTCAGGGGAATATCCTTGTTGATGGTCGGCGTGCTAAATGCCGCATCCAGCAGCGCCCGTTACACATTTGTCGGTATATCCAGCATATCCCAGGGATGATCCATGCCATCCACATCGAAGTCAGGTGTGGACTGTGGCGCAGATTGTGGTGCAGGGGTGTCCTGTTGTGCGTGCAGGGTGTCACCCTCCACCACCCCCGTCGCGTGCGCGGGTGTCCCGGCTTCAACCTTCAGCGCGTGCCAGCGCGTGCGCAGGTATGCTTCTACCTCAGCCATGTTCACCATGTTGGGTGCAGGAAACAGGATGTTGAACGTGGGTTGCAGCATCAGGCGGGACGTGAAGTAGCACGGTTCATCGTGCAGGTACTCACACTGGTTGAACATATCGTAGTGCGAATCACCGTGTTCGCTGGTGTGGGGGTAGACGCTGTGCGTGGTGATGCTTGGAAGTCTGCCCGATAACGCCACAGGCGAGGCCGGATCAGCGGTTTCACTGTAGAACACGATCACAACGGCGTGCTGGTCATCACCGTAGATGTAATCCAGCAGGAACACGTCTTCATCACCATCGTAGCGGGTATCGATACGTAATGTGGGTTGCTGCATGTGTGTATACCTCATTTCAACTGGAACAGATTATGGTTACAGGGCGTAGCCGGGATGCAGCTACGCAGAGCGGAATCACCATACCGTGCGTCGGGCTATGCCCTTCGGTTGAGCGCGTGGCTGTGCAATGCAGGTCTGTTACCTGCGGGTGGGGATAGCCCTACTGGATCACGGTATGGTACTGTAAGCATAGCTCACCTAACGCAAATGCGCAAGGGATGAGCTACTTGACGAAGCCCTCAACGTAGTCCAGCGCGGGGGCGATCAGGTCAACCACTTCGGTATCTTCCTCGTACTTCTTGACCGAGCAGTTCTGGCAGGTGCATTTGCGGGCCACATGCACCAGCTTCGCCACGTTGATGCTCTTCCCCGGCTTGATGTTCATGATCTCAGCCAGGAGCGTAGCAGTCTTCTCGGTCAGGCTGTCGAACTCGCGTTCCGTGTACACGATGCCGATCAGGTTCGGGATTTCTTCCCCAATCGCCTGCAATGCGCCGATCTTGAGCAGGAAGTGAACCAGACCGCAAGCGTCGTTGTGCTTGTTGTCGAACCCGTCTGTCCAGCGCACATGCTTCGGGGCAGCAGGCTTGGCGGGCAGCTTCTTGATCTGCGGCTTGACCTGAACCTTCTGCTGCTGCTTGCGGGGCGCGGGGCTGGTGGTGCGACGCGCGGGCTGCTGCTTCTGCTTCTTGCTTCCTGTGGAAGCGATCTGCTTGCGGGTAGAGGCGGTGCGCTTGGCCTGCTTCTTCTCGATGGGCTGCGTGCCACGCCCGATGTCCTTGTTGCGGAACGCGATCACGAAGCCGTTGATCGCTTCCTTGCTGACATGCACGTGCATCGAGCCGAGCGTGTTCATGGCGTTGAAGATCGCCTGCTTGTTGTGATCGCCGCCCTTGAGGACATACGCCTTGCACGCGGCGTACAGCGAACGGAACGCATTGCGGGTACGGGGATTGCGTTCAGCGTTCATGGCGTTCCAGAGCGTGCCAGCATCGTTGATGTAGGACTCGGACACGTTGCCTGCACCCTTGACGAAGTTCCCGTTCTTCATCTGTTCTCCATTCTGGCGGTCACGTTCTGCCCGTTCCCGAATCTTGTTCGCGTCCACCATGTGCTTGAGCTTGTAGTTGGTCGCGGCTTTGCTGTTGGTGTTGGCGGGGGCAGTCTTCTTGGCATTGCGATTGAAGATATTGGCAAAGAACGTCATGTGGGTATCCTCCATTTGGGGTATCAATCAACTTGGGGAATAGTCCATGTGGCAGGCATGGCCCATCTATCCAACGTGAACCGGACACGGTAGATGCGTGATCCGCCACCACGCTACGCGGTGTGCGCTGTGCATGGGGCTTGTATTCAGTTATGAGCGTGAAACAGGGGGTTAGAACTGGAAGTACGGCTGCGTGATGAGGTTGTAGTGCAGCACGAACGCCTTGACCTCTACCTCATCCAGCACAATGTTCATGCGGTGTGCGGAGTAGGCAATGTCCTGGTGGATCGTGTCGAGTGATGCGAGATCACCCGTCACAATGTCGCAGTTTGCCATCTGTGCAATGTACTTGGCGATTGCGTTCATCACATCCTGCTTGGTCATGACGAACACATCCAGCGGGTCAGACTCCATGATCAGGGCTTTGTCAACCATATCTACCTCCGAATGTGCTGGCGCAGTTCCGAACGGGACGCATGACGATTGGCGCGGCTGTGCAGGCGCTTGATCTTACGCCTGCCCTCATGGTGGCGGCGCTCTTTACCACCCTTGCGGCTCCACTTCTCCGCAAGCTCCTCCTTCTCAGCGTCGGCTACAATGATTTCATCGGCAATGGTGTATACCTTGTACGACACAGATACCTCCGTAAGATAAGATAAGCTAACGTTCATCGGGATAGACAGATTTGCCGGGGTTACGGGCGCTGGTCTGGTGATCGCCAGCATCGATGACCGCCACCATCACCAAATCCTCAATGATCTGGTAGACCAGCCGCAAGCCTTTGGGCCAGGATTGCTTGCTGACCGCGTGCGTGTCGCGCTTGAACGTTTTATGCTCGTAGCTCCACACACGCTCTGCGGCAAGGTAAGGATCGGCTGCAATCGCCCGCATGAGCGCCTTGACCTCTTCCTGATCGTCCAGTGACAACGCTTTAATGAGCGCTGTCACATCCGGGTGCGTCCTGACTTGGTAGGTCATAGCTCCACCGTCCAGTCATCCCATGTCAGGATTTCAGCAAGCGTCGGTTCTGGCACGCCCTTCAACATGCGGTTGGCAACCAACCATGTGTCAACGCTGTTCAGAATGGCGTTGATTTCAGGGTTCGTGTCCCACAGCTTATCGTATGCAGCGTTGTAGAAGGCCAGCACCTTCTCGGTGTCGCCACCATAGAAGGCCACGATTGCGTCCACAATGACGCTGACGGGGATCAAGACTTCGATCTTATCCATGTGACACCTATCCTACTCATGAACGAATGATAGTATAGCCCGGTTTGCACCGGGCCAGCGAAGCCTACAGGGGCAGTTCGACCCAGTTGCCATCCGGGTCTTGCAACCAACGATGACCAGCGCGGGCAGGCCGCAGGAAGTCAGGCAGTTTACCATTGCCGTTGCTTCCATTGGAAGCTACGGCTTGCGCCTGCTTCTGCTTCTTGGTATCATCAGACTTGGCTTTGCGTGAGGCAGCAACCTTTTCCGCGTACCCTAATACGCGGTTAGGGTCTGCCTCTACCTCATCCTCTACCCCTGCAATGGTGATGATCTGATAGATATTGTCGTCGGTGATATGGTACTTCTCATCACCAATAGGTATGACAATACCCCCATTATTGTGTGTCTTGCTTCCTGGTATGAGCATGAGTAGTGCATACGGCACATACCAACGCTCTACTGCTTGCTCAATGGTCTTGACAACAGGGTAACGACGAGAGAGTGCTGCACCAACAGCCATCGATAGGAAGCACAGAACAACGAGTGTAGTGAAGTCGATCACGGCCTTAATCCTCCTTCTGCGTGTAGATACGGTACGAATGGGTCTTTACCTGGCGCTTGATGGTGATGCAGCCAAGCCCGACGACGACTGCTATGAAGAGCAGTCCAAACAGGGTCGATAGCAGGACAGGATGCAGGTACATTAGCGTGTCCTCCCACCTGTACGCCCTGCGTATGAAACGTTGTCATTGATGGGGAAAGGCAGCACATTGAGCAGATCGCGTACACCTGCTTCTTGGCATTTGCGTGTGACGTACTTGCCCTCAGCAGAGTAGCAATTGCCCTCTACCTTAATGGTGACGGTACGCTCTAACGTACCCATCGAAGGAACGTACACCTTATGCGTAGCCTTGATAAACTGAGCCATTGCGAGACACTCCTTGTACAGAACAGACAGATAGGGTCAGAGAACAACAGCACGGTGATATGCGTATGAGACATATCGGTGTGTGTTGTAGTGGGTATTGGCCTGCGGGTACGCCCGACCTATGGCCTCAAGGAATCATTCATGTTCCTGCTCTCTACCCTGCTTCCTGTGGAAGCAGAACAGAGAGCAGAACAGGTGCTTTCGCACCTGCCCATTGCAGTATTCGATTGTTAGATGTGATAAGCTAACGAATGAAGCCCATTTGCTGTTTGCAATAGCGCACCAGTTCGGGGTCTGTCTCGTTAGCCTTGAGCCACCACGACCAGAGTGCGTAGTTGAACTTCTTGTCAGGTGACTTACGGCACTCCGCAACTGCCACAATATCCTTCTTGAATTGTGACAGTTCCTTGCGCATCCCGTTATCACTGATCTTGCCCTCTACTTGCTCAATGAAGGCTTCTACAACGGTGCAAGCTAGGGATAGGGACCGTTTGTTGTCGAGTTGAACAGACTGGAAATCGAACATGGTGTATACCCTCCACTCGTGAACACATGAATTAGTGTTCCCACCTATGCAAGAAGCCTGTCATATATGACAGGCTTCTTGCATAACGCACTGTGCTTGAGGGCTATTTAGAGCCGCACAGTCGGCTTGACACTGGCACGCCAGAATGTGACCCAACCGTTCTTGGTAGGCTTGTCATCGAACCACGTCGGCTCTGTCCAATCGCCCATGATTGGCAGGTCTAGATTGAGGCGCTTGAGCGTGCCTGGATAACAGCAAATGATGTGATCGCATAGCCCCTGTGCCTGAATATTTCGCACAAGGTTAGGCATCTGGAACGCACCATTCGCAAGGCCATGTGCCATGAGATAGCGCACACCTTTGTTGTCAGTGAATATGGCATAGCCATACGTATCGAAGTCCGACAACAGATCGTCAAATATCCGCTTCGACATACGGATTGAAAACTTATCAGCCATTCCCCTACCCTCCACTCATGCGAACCCACCTGTGCAGTACAAGACTGCACAACGCTCTGAGCCTAAGGGCTATTTCACGTCGCTCAGACGACGATAGACGCTGTGCTTATCGCACAGCGCCACGATGACCTCATCGGCCTTGATGTTCTTCGCATCAGCAATAGCCAGTTGCTTCAAGCTGTAGCGACGGACACTAATCGACACGCCATTACGAACGATGAGCGAGAACATTGTTACCTCCGTGAACGAGGGGGCATGTTCACTTTTGCCTCCTCATAAATAGTCAGTTACACACTCCCACACACCGGGGGCTGTCCCATAGCCGCCTGTCAGTTCCAAAATTTCGGGGGGTGGTATAATATAGGTGAGCTAACCTAACGAAAAGAGCCGCAACCGTGAAGAAGATTCCCGGCAACCTCTATGACTACTGGAAGGGTCACAAGATGAGCGATAAGCCAACGCCGCCCCTGCCCCCACTCGGCAATGACGATGACGGGGAATACGACGAGATCACCGCGCCGTTCGCGCCGAATGACGTGATGGGGATTGCCATCAATGCCGCGCAGTTCTACGTCGCGGCGCTGGAAGTATTGGGGCCGGGTAACGAGTACACAGCGATCAAATTAGCAGAGGGGTGGACGCACGTCGAACATGCGCGACTCATCACCGCCAAACTTACAGCGTCGGAAGAAGGGGAATAAGCACTACGGGGAGATCAGACCGTCCCTGCGGATCGTGCTGATCTACGAAGAACTCCGTACAGGCGTGCCGTTTCGGGTCGGGGAATATCACCAGCGTACCAGCACACCACGCGGAACCATCTACCGGATACTCAACATTCTGTCCGAGGCGTTCCCGGTGGTGAACTATCAAGGCGCATGGACACTCTTACAGTTCGTGCCAGTCGATCAACAGGGAAAGTATGAGCGGCAGAATCGTTTACGGCAGCGAAGACTTCGAGGGGATATATAGGGCGTGGCTGGCTGACGGACAGGGCAGCACGGTCACGGTGGGGAAGTCGGTATACATGGCGCTCCGCGACAATGACGGGGTGTACTTCATTCGCAAGGGTGAGAGGGGCGACGTGTTCAAAGACTCTTACGGCAGCACGTCATGGAACTTCAACCGGGACAAGAGTGATCAGTAATGCCTGTTAATCGTCCCCGCACGCTGGACACCGAGGAGAACGTACAGGGCCAGCTAATCACCGATGAAGATTTGCAGATATTTCAGGCAGGCAAGACCGACCTGAATTATCTGACAGATTTCTACCTGCGTGGGCCGCGCTCCGGCACGTTCTGGCGCAGATTCCCCGCGCCACCTGATCCTGAGCGCGAGGCAGTCTGGAAAGCGCTGTACAAGGAATGGCGGGCGCAGGGCAAACCCGATCCGGTATTTGCCTACACCGGGGTCGTCTACAACATCCAGTGGGACGATGATGGAGCGCCGGTGTTCTGGCATCATCACGGCTGGTTGGCAATGCCCTGGCAGAAGCAGGCGTACCACGATCCGCGCCCCGAGCAGACGATTGTGGGCGGTATGGGGTGTCTGGATTGGAACGCCCGCATCTGGAATGAAGATACGCAGCAATATGAGGCAATCGGCGCTCTGTGTGAAGCGCAACGAGCGCCGACTGTGTTAGCGTGGAATGGGCAGGCGTTAGTACCTGCGAAGGCAACCGTACCCTTCAAGAAAGGGCGCGATCATTTGTACACCGTGACTACCGCTTCCGGCAGGCGGATCACGGCGACGGGTCATCACCGCTTCCTGACTCCGCAGGGGTACAAGATGCTGTCTGACCTTGCTTGCGGCGATTGGCTGCTTGGATGCGACACTGTAGTTATGAGATCGGGGATTTCGCCAGATCAGATCGTGTCTATTAGCTATGTGGGCGAACGCGACTACTACGACCTGCATGTGCCGATCTACGAGAACTACGTCGCAGAAGGGTTGGTGTCTCACAATTCGGGCAAGACGGCATACATAGCCGTATCACTAGCTTGTATGGCAATGACTATTCCGCACTTTCGCGGGTTCAACTTCGCTCCGCAGATGGTACAGGCGCAGGAAGTGTATTCGTACATCAAGAATCATTTCATGGACACGCCGTTTTGGGAACGGTTCGTGGTGGCAAGTCCGCTGCGGCCTTATCCGCGCATCACGGTCAAGAACTCATTTGTCGGGGAGTCCACCATTGAAATCTACTCCATCGAGAAGGACACCGAGAAGATCAGAACCATTGAAGGCGACGTGGCCTTTGTCGATCAGGGCGAGAAGTTCGACAACCTGGACGACGTGGTGCGCGACATTGGTTCACGTTTGCGCGGGCAGGTGGCAAACCGTCCCCGCGTCGGCAGATTGTGTATCGTGGCAAACGCAGGTGACAACCCGCAACTCTGGACTCGTTACGATCAGGGTGAGTACCAGCCTAAATACTTCATGTCGCTCAACCCGTCGTCCTACGACAACATCTATCTGACTGATGTAGACCGGGACAACTTGAAGCGACGTGTCTCGTCCGACGCGAGCGCCGACGAGATCGACCAGTGGATGCACGGTAGAAGGCCGCTCGGCAAGGGCGAACACTTCCCCGGCTATCAGGTTAAGGCGGCTACCGATGAAGGGCTTGACCGGATCATGATCGAACGCATTGAAGCAGGCGATCCCGGCTATGTCCGGCTGGAAAGCCCGCCGCTGCATATCTACCGTTGGGAGATGCCGCCTGATTTTGCGGGCAAGCGGGTGTACTGCACGATTGGCGATCCCGGTCAGGGCAATCCACCAGATCGCAATTCGGCTCCGATCATGGTGTGGGACATTACCGACTTCCCCAAAGCGCCTGCGGTCATGCGGGCGTTCTACTGGGTCGCCGGGAATGGAAGCATCATGCCGTTCTTTCAGGAGATGCTCCGGCTCAACGACATCTACCAGACGAAGGACAGATGCGCCTTTGACTCTACCGGGACGCAGAAGGGGCAGAACGAACTCGCCTTCGCCAACTTCGGCATTATGGCAGAGCCGATGGACATGGCGGTGAACGGCAAGATGTTCGCCATCAACTCGCTCAAGATGTTTCTCGGACGGGGGCTGATCAAGTTCCCGTACATTGCCCATCTCGGCAACCAGCTAACCAATTACCGGATACCGGACAACAAGATCAGGCAGGATTTGGTCATGTGCATTGCCATGTCTGCCAGCTACATCCGGCGTTACTTCTACTACGACGCGGTGGCGGCTGACGAGGAAGAGCAGGCCCGCGTCCGGTCATCCGTCTTCACGACAGATCGTTATCACCGTAATCCGTATGACAGATATTACAGGGGGTCAGGTAGACCACGATGAGAGCCACCATTGCATCCCGGCTGGTCGCGTTTGCCGACTGGCTGATGATTCCACATAAGTTTCCGCGCCTCCTGTACTGGCTGGCGCGCAGGATTGACCGCGCCAACACGCCCTCTGCCTTCGTGGGAAGTGTTCGGATCAACGCCAACTACAGGAACCGATGAACGATCAGGCGCAGAAGCTACTCAATCTGTTTAAGGCAGCACTGGAAGCCGATCAGGACGTGAAGCAAGCCGGGGAGATGGTGCTGGCTTCGCACATCAAGCGACAGAAGGCCGAACAGCAATCAAAGTCTGCCTGGAAGAAGTTTGCCGACGCAATGGCAGAGAACACGCTTGTACCGGAAGACATCAAGGCAAAGTTCAGGAGCAATGGTAAGTAATGCCTGAGACACTCGACATCAGACTCAAGCGCCAGTTCTCGGCAGGCATGATCCTGTCGGAACTGGATCGTGAGAATCTACCCCAAAACTTCCCGTTCACCGTCTGGAATGAACAGGCGCGACGGTATATCCAGTATTGGGACTACTTCGACGGGACGGTGTGGGAAGAGATGATCGAAGTGCCGCCCGATCAGGACGGTGAACCGACCCTCAAGTATCCCCTACAGCTTAACCCGATCAAGACGCTGGCCTTCAAGCAGTCCTACGTCATCTTGGGCGAAGTCAGCGACAACCCCGGCCCGATGATCCCCTGCCGGATTGAGCCGCGCACGTTCAACGTCAGCATTGACGATGAACAGGAAACCGACGAAGCCCTCAAGAAACAGGCCATGCAGATTGAGGAGTTCGTCAACCGGGTGTGGATCGAGAACAACGGGCGCGCGCTCCAGACGGAGAATGTGCTGGTGCAGCAGCCGATGGGCGGGTGCTGGTTCAGGATGATCGAAACCGACGACCCTGAAATCCCTACCGGTATTCGCATCGAGAACGTCATCCCTGACTTCGTGTTCGCCACCCATGATTCCGGCAGACCGGACAACCTGCTGGAAGTCTTCATGTGCTACCGCGTCCCGGCGCGCGAGGCTCAGTTGAAGTATGGGTACGTATCCGACAACAACTCTGGCCTGAACCAACCCCTGTACGTCGAACACTGGACGAAGAAAGCCGTGTCGATCTACATGAACGGTGAAATTCTGGATTGGGAAGGGGTGCATTGGGATGAAGTCGAACACGACTGGGGCAGGATACCCTTCTTCTACATCCCGCGTGAACGGGCAGGGGGCTTCTACGGATACTCCATCGTAGATGACCTCAAGGGATTGGCGCGGGAGATCAACGCCCGCCTTGCTGACATGGGTGACGTGATCGCAGAGAACGCACACCGCGTCTGGTTCGTGCGCAACGTTGGCCCAACCGTGCGTACCCGCAATGTCGGCGGGAAGACGATGATTGACCTGGGGACGCAAGCTCCCGGTGTGAGCAATCTACCCGAAGCCTTCATGCAAGACCCGCCCGACATCCCGACGACACTGGGCGACTACCCCGAAGTTCTGCATGAGCAGTTCGGGCGCGACGGTTTCCTGCCTGCGGTGGCAGAAGGTAAGGATGAGGGGTCACAGCGCAGCGCTCTAACCCTTGCCTTCCGTATGTGGCCTTTGACCAGCAAGGCGCGGGCGATCCGCACGTACTGGACGAACGCGCTGAACCGTATGAACCGCACAATCGCAGAGATGGGGATCAAGCGCAAGCAGCTTAAAGTGCCTGTCACGGTACTGGATGAAGTGCAATGGCTGTGCGAATGGTCGCCCATGATCCCGCGTGACCGCGAACAGCTTGTGAACGAGGCGGTGCTTGCCGTTTCTACCGGATTTATGGCTCCGCTCACGGCGATCCGTATTCTCGGACAGGTGACAGACCCGATTGCAGAGTACGAAGCGATCCGCGAACACAAGGAATGGGAGAGCGAACTGCAAGCGCAGAACGCCATGCAGGACAATCTTGCCAAACCGACCACACCGAAAGCGACCTCCGGCGTAGACGAAAGCCAGAACTAGCTTCCACAGGAAGCGAAAAGTTGTCACTCCTAGTGAGACAGTCCGTTGGGAATATAGAGCCTGACGTAATTGTTTCATTAGGAGTGTTTTGTCATGCCAAAAGCCGACCTCAACATTGACGACGAACTGGACAGCAGCACCAGTGACTCCTCAACTGATGAATCGGGGCGCTCTTCCGATAAAGACGTGGATTACAAGTCCAAGTACATCGGCCTGAGCCGCGTCAACACGCGCTTGACCAACGAGAACAAGCAACTCAAAGACAAGCTGGCGAACCTGTCGGAAGAATACGAAGGCAAGCTGGCGGAAGCGACGGGCAGCGCGTCGGACGCAACCAAGCGGATCAAGGAACTCGAACAACTTCAAAAGGCGGCAGAGGATCGGGCGACCAAGTGGGAGCGCGAAGCAACCAAAGCTGTCACACGCACGGAGAAGGCGGCTGAAATCTCCGAGAAGTTCCCCGCGCTGGCGAATGCCTTCTTGCGCGGCGATCTCAAGGACATCAGCGACTTCGACAAGCCGGAAGATTTCGACGCTTACCTTGAACGCATGAGCAAGCTGGCGGGCTTTGCCCAACAGCAGCAGGAAGAGGATCAGCAGATCGACACCGAGGACGTTGCGCCGCCGCGCAAGCCCACACCTCCCGGCGCAGGGGCAACCCGTACCGGAAACGGCAAGGGCGCGAAGATGACCGCGCAGCAGATTCGGGATCGCCTGATGGAACTCAACCCAAGCAACCCCAAACATCAGGACGAATACGACCAACTCATGGATCAGCTTGAGTTGGTCTAACAAGCATTTGAGGAGAAGTAATCAGCCATGACACTTGGCGATTTCGACAGTTACTACGGGCAATCGCCCTGGGACAACCTTGAACTGAACCAGCGCCAGTGGTACGACCCGTACCTGCTGGACGTGTGGCGCAAGCACAATGTCTACGGGCAGTTCACGACCTTCGTGCAGAACTTGGCGAACCGCAATGCCAAGACGATGACCTTCAACGGTCTGTACGACATTCACCCCAACACGGACGCACTTGGCTTGCGTACTATGTGGCTTGATGCAGCATGGGTCGATTCTTTCCAGATCGACATCACGTTTAGTCGCTACGGTGGAAAAATCTCTTATCATCGCTATGACGATCTAATTACATATTGGCGTGACGGGGGTGGCTCTGAGAAGGGTGTCATCCGGCGCGTCCTGAATGGTAAGCTGGGAAGACAAATGGTAAACAAAACTGCCCACTAATGCGGTAACGCATTAGTGAATCCTCTCTGGTATCGGAGAAACTCTGGAAGCAGACAACTCCGAGGGAAGCGCAAGCGCCCGTAACGACTGAGTGAGAGGCTCCTGTAAATACAGGATGAAGCTACAGTCTGAACTCCGCGTATAACTGAGGCAAGAAGGCGGAGAGGTGGGCAGAAATGACCCACCCACTAGCACTTTAATAATGTTTCATATTGCTCAGTGCAACACGGTAGCCATCCAGAAGGGCGTACTCATCTGGTGATAGGCAAAAGGACAACTGACGACGCAGTTCGCAGGCCTCACGCAGCAACTTGATTTCCTCAAGTTTACGCGACGGCAAGGTTTGCTCAGGCCATACAAGCAGCAGTCCATGAACCGACTTCCAGCCACGAATAGCCCAACGCACATAGCGATGTCTTGGTGGCTTAGGTGTGTGATAGGTCAGATGACCACCAAGTTTCGCCTGAACATCGTTCAACAGTTGCGTATCGTCATCGCGCAACGAAATGTTGAGTGTCGGATAGATGTGTTTGCGTGAAAGCGGTTCGTTGGTGCGGTTTGAGCGCATCTGATTGGCGTACAGGCCAAGATTGCCCTCACCGTAGAACAAGCCAGCGAACGCCTGCATCCACCAAGGTTCGACATAACTGTAATCAACAGGCGGGGTGCGATAGTTGGAGCGCACGCGGATACCGTGTCTAGCGAGTGAGCCACGAATTGACTCCTTCGGGATGCTTAATTGCTGCGAAATCTGTTCAAGGGTTAACCCTTGCTGTTGCAGCAGGCTCATTTGCTCAATTTGCTCAGGTGTGTACTTTGGTTTTCCGGTCATGAGAACCCTATCTTCGGTAAACATATTGTACCACATGAGACATATTTGCACGAGCATGAAACGTGCTAGGGGTAACAGATTGGGATGTTTTCGACCTGCTCTCGCGTAACGCGCTCCTGTCTGTCCCGTACAAGCGCTACGCAGTCGGGCGCAGCGACTTCAACAGCATCACCGTCACCGACAAGTTCTCGATCCCGATGCTGGATGACATCCACCTCGGCATGTCATATCGAGATGTACCCTACGCGAGTTCGCCAAGCGGCGACGTGGGAACGATTGTCGGCATCATCTCGCCCGGTGTCTTCTACGACATCCAGCGCAATTCCAGCGACAAGGATTGGTTGATCCCGATGGCGTACTCGCGTCCGGTCAGCCTGCTCCGCTATGAAGTCGGGACGTATCGCAACGTCCGCTGGATCGTCACGCCGAAGCAGACCTTGTGGAATACGGGCAGCATCACCGAACAACGGACGATCACCAGCAGCGCCGTTGCGGGCGCAGGTTCGCCATCCACGAAGGTCGATGGCGTGTACCGTGTGGGTCAGACCAGCGCGGCGAAGTACCTGCAACTGGACGCAGGGCCAACCGACATTATGGCGAACGACATCATCACGATCCACAAGACGCGCTCGAACACCAACGGTGTCACCAACGGTGTTGACTACACCGAAGGCACGCTGATGAATCGCCGCGTCATCTCCGTCGATACGGTCAATCACCGGATCACCCTGGATCAGCCGATCATGGTAGATTTCGACACCGACCTCGGCGGCGGTGTGTACGGCTATGTGACGAAGGGCGTTCATATCCACGCTAGTACCTTCATTGGTGGGCCGGACGCAATCGTGACAGGGGTTGGTAGACCAGTTGAGTTGCACACGCCTCCGCCCGTCGATGACTTCGACAGCGTGTACAGGTACAGTTGGGATTCTTATCTTGGTCATCAAGTTTATAATCCCAAAGTAGCAGAAACCGTCTTCTCGGCTGGCTCCGTCCGTATGGTTGGCGAGATGCTCCAGTAGCATCTTCCGTTAGCTGATATACGCTAACAGAAAGGGATCATCCATGACAACTTGGCTGACGATGAAAGACTACATCCTTGAGGGGTTGCTCAAGGATGATCCCGCTGCTACGGTTGAAGATCGCCGTTATACGGATGCACAGCTTCTGATATGGGCGCGGTGGGCCTGCAATGAACTCTCCCTGCACACCGCGCAGTACACAACTGCAACATTCACTGGAACTGGCACGGCTCATACCTTTACCGCGCCTGCCGACTCGGTAGAACCGCTGTCGAAGGGCAGCATGATGGTCTATCTGGAAGACGCTTCTACCGCCAAGTATCTGCTCTACCGCGAATCACGCCCGAAAGCATCTTGGCCTACGGGACTTGCGCCTGCCAGTGACAGTAAAACCCGGTACTACAGCGAGTATCCATCCGGCACGATCTGTTTATCCTTCATCCCTGCCGCTGGTACGTCGCTCAAACTCTCGTATTTCAAGATTTGGGATGCGCCTGTCAATGACAACAGCGTGATTCCGTTCCCGACGATGCTGGAACAGCCGTTTGCGTATCTCGTGGCGGCGCTGGCAATGGAGCCGCTTGGCGTGCAGGCCAGCAACATCCGGCAATGGAATCGGAAGGTTGACTCTGGTACGCCTGAACATAATCCCCTGCTGCGGCAGCAGGAACACTTTATCAAGGAAGCCTATCGGTTCTTGGCGAAACTACCGCCGCAAGACCGTGAAACATTCTTCCGCCTGGACGAGAACGATCAGGTGAAATATGGCTGACGAGAGCATCCTGAACCTGATTGTTGACTACGCGAACGAACAACTTCTGTACAACCTGCAATATCTGGTTGAACAGAGCGACGAAACGCGGGGCGGACTGGTTCGAGCCGGGTTGCTACAGGATGACCCGCTCAAGAACGGCATCAACATCCTGACACATATTGGCGACCCCGAAGACGAACTGGGGTGGCGACACACCATTGTCCGTGCGGATACCCTGCCGCATCACTCACCCCCGCCCTACATGCTCGGCGGCGGCGAGATGTGGCACAGGAAGTTCACGACAGAACTGATGCAGTTCTTCAAGACATCGGTGAAACGCGCACGCGCACGCGAACTCGCCAGCGTCATTCTGTCCCGAACCGAACACGCGATCCGCACGATGAAACTGGGGGTCGGGCCAGATAGCTTTGGCGAATTTGCCTTCAAAGCCTTCGTCCATTCGAGCATCAACACCGAAGCAGGTGGGGATGGGCAATTTATATGGCGCGGGCGCATTTGGTGGATTTGCTTGACAGAAATAAACTACTGAATTTGTAATCGATATATTATCTCATTGAGGCGTTCAATCTCAGATAATGCCTCTTGGTACTCCTGATAGTAGTCGCCGTGTCCTGGCCCATGTTCTTTTGCAGTAGTCAGCAGTCTCAAGTTTTCAGGACGGTTATCATGACGAACGCCGTTGATATGGTGAACGATCTCATGGGATTTCAATGGTCTACCAAGTTTGCGTGCCATTATCAGGCGATGCTCGGTGATGTATTTTGCGCTCTTGTGACTGCTGCGTTTTACCATACTTGCGTACTTCTGTTGCTCTTCAGGCGACAGATGATCAATGTGAACCTGAATGTATCCGCTGTGTTTGCGGGTTACACCACCTGTCCATTTAACCGAACGCTTACCGCCCTGCGACATACCCTTGCAGTTGTTACACATACCTGTACAGGTATCTTTCAGGGCGTAGTTGTACTGGACACCGCGCTTGTACCCACAGCCGCCGCATGTGATTGGTACAAAACGAACGCGGCCTCCCGGCTTCTTGACGAAGTAGATTTCGTCCCAATGGAAGACCGATCCCAAAGCGTTCTTCTCTGGCTTGCCAGTGTTGTTCATCTGGAATAGCACCTTTCTTTCTGTTCTATAACTGCTAATTATACCGAAGCTCCTTGCACGGCGCAAGCAGATTCGGTACATGAAGCAAAACGCGCTCACCCTCTCGCTGCAAACAGGCTGAGTGTGTCAATCGTAAATCTGTGGGCGACTGGACAGCCCATCTGAGTGATCGAGGAATACCGAATTGACTATCCTGAGCCAAACCGGAACCTTCTCCTACGCCTTGCAGCCGACCAAATACGGGAGCGGCACGCTTGCGGCTGTGAAGGCGAAGGCCAAGATCGTTCTGTCTGCCAACCCTGCTGATGGGAATACCGTCACGGTTGGTTCAATCACCTATACGTTCAAGACCACGCTCACGCCTTCCGCCAACGAGGTCAAGATTGGCACATCGGCAAGTGTAACCGCCAGCAACCTCGCCGCCGCGATCAACGCGGGCGCGGGCGCAGGCACGGCCTACGGCACTGGCACAACCGCCAATACCGACGCAGTAGCGGTTGCCAGCAACTACACCGTCTTCCTGACTGCGGCAGCGGCAGGTGTGGCGGGCAATGCCCTCACCCTGAGCAGGGTCGGGGCGAACATCACGGTCACGGCTTTCAAGGGCGGCGTGACTGCGGGCGCGTTCCCGACGAGCAGCTTGTCGTGGGATCGCCACAAGGCCAGCGACATCGACTACGATCAGGCCAGTGATCAGCGCACGTTTCCGTTGGAAGTGGACGGGATCATCACCCCGACAGGCGCGTACCGTGCAGGCGTGTTTGTGGGCGGCGGCGCGACCATCATCCCGCGTATGCAGGACAAGATTGGTGATCTGCTGCTGGCGCTGATGGGTTCTGCCACGACTACGCAGAACAGCCCGGTGTCGGGCGCACACAAGCACGTCTTCAAGTTCGATCCGAACGATGTGAGCAACATCCCCTGGGTATCCGTGCGCAAGCACATACCGGGGCGCGGCGGCATCTCCGGCGTGGGTCTGATCGGCTACGACAACATGCTGGCTTCGATGCGCCTGATGCTTCCGCAGAACGACATCGTGCAGGCGCGGGTAGACTTCGCAGGCCGCGTGCCTGTGCTGGACAACTACCCCGAAGCGTGGCTGTACGCCAACTCGTCCGAAGGGCCGAACTACGCCGCGCTGTCCTGCAAGGGCAGCTTCAAAATCCCGGCGTTCTCGGCAAATGCTCTGCCTGTGACCGGGGTTGTGATCGAGATGATCAACAACCTGACCACGCCGCGTGAGGAAATGGTGGTGGGCAGCTACTTCATGGACGACATCGTGGTGCGGTCACGCGCCATGCAAATCCGGTTCGTCTATAAGTGGGCCGACCCGGATTTGTATCACCTGATCTTCTCTGGTTCTGCCTCCGGCACGGACTGGACACCGAGCGTGTACACCACCGCGTACAACAGCGGTGACAGCACGTATGCGTTCGAGGCCGAAATCCAGTCTGCCGCCAACGTGACGGGGACGACCCCGTACAGCCTGACGATCCGCGCAGGGACGGTGGTGTGGCAACCGACTGGGCCTGTCCGTCTGCAAGGCGGCGGGATTCTGATGCAGGAATATGTCGGCACGGTCATCGAACCCGACGCAGGGTTGGGTGTTCCGTACTGTGAATTTATCCTGATCAACGGCAACAGCAGCGGCTACAGCGTCCCGGCGCAGTCCTAAGCTAATCTGTCTCAGAGCGTGAGACATCACATCTGTATGATAGCGGGGAGTGGTCAAACACTCCCCGTTTCATTTTCCCGTTGTATGAGGAAATTCGTATATGCCAGTCGTTCTACCAATTCCCATTGAACGCAAAGTCGCCCTGAACCTCCCTGTAGACGAAGACCCTGAACAAGAGGCAACCGTCACTGTCAGGCAGGCAACGCAGGCCGAAGTCGAAGCGCGTGCGGAACTAAACGCGGAAACGTCGCGTGTGTTCCGTTCGGGGCAACAAGCGGTAGAGGTGAAGGCGCGGTTCAGCTACGAAGAAGCCCGCCGTTTGGAAGTCTACCTCACGCTGTCCGGTTGCAACATCGACATACCGGATGAGAACCATAAGGACAAGCAGCGTCCCTTGTTCACGTTCAAGAAGCAGTCCGGCAAGATGCGCTTGAACATGACGGAGAAGGAATTTGAAGAGGCATGGGGACAGCTTCCGGCGCATTGGGCAGAAGCGATCCACCAAGCCGTACTCAGCGTGAACCCGCAATGGAACCCTGATCTCGCGGGGGAATAGTAACGGCTCTCCAAAGCCTTGAAGTTGACATTCTTGCGTACCTGAACGCTCAACTCAGCGCTTCCACAGGAAGCAAAGCCTCGCAATTCCTGTGGGACGCTGAGAATAAACAAGCCGTAATCCCCGACGCTTTTCTCCTGTACCGCAAGATGCAACTGTTTGGCGGGCCGAAGTCCCTCCCCCTCCCGGTAGAAGGCGGTTGGTACGACCAACCATACCTGACGTGTTTAACGCTGGAGTCCTGCAAGAAGGCTGAAACATTATTCGAGTTGCAGTTAAAGGCACAGGTAGAAGCACCCAAAGATGGCTCTGTACAACGCCCTGACGAGTAGAATTGATGAGGTCAATCGCCGCCTGAATGACCAGTTTCAGAGCGGTACGATCACCGATCAGATGTTCCGCCGCTACCAGTTGGGATCAGGCGCTGATCCTGATGATGTACTGCGTTCGCTGTCGGCTGTCGGCAGCATGGAGCGTTCCCCGCAGCGCTGGCGGCGCGAGTCTGAACTGATCGGGCAGCGCAACGAAGCCACGCAGAACTTCTACCAGCAGGTGCTTTCCCCGATTGCCGATCAGTACAACGCCTCCGGTCAGGGGACACTTCGGTTCGATCAGGTAGATACGTTCGGCTCAATGGCCTACCGCGCCACCATGTACAAGCCCGGTGGCGAAGTGGCGTGGAGCGCGGACGTGTCTGCCCTTGCGCCGTTTGGACGGGATCGGCAAGACCCCAACAATGTCGGGCGCATGGTCATCGGCAACCGCGTGGTCGATGTGGATGTGCCGATGGGCGGCTTTGAGAACCCGGCGAACAAGACGACGCAGTACGGCCTTGCCCAAAGCCTTCTAACCAGCTTCAACAGCCCGTACAAGTCCAGCGCCGTGCGGATCGACGGGCGCGACAAGGACTTTCAGGGCAATTACCTGAACCCGTTCGACACGGCTTCTGACAGTCCGTTCTATTCGCGCATCTCACAGAGCAACCGCGTTTCGCCCAATGTCTTCCTGACTCCGAAATACCGGGGCAGCACGATTGACCTGAACGCCTATGTCGGACAGACGGGCGGCGAACTGAACCCGCTCCTCGTCAGCTTGCAGAAGCAGGGCTACACCCACCTTGCCGGGTACGATGATTACCTCGGCAGCGATTACACGCTCCGGCAGGGTACGCACACCATCTCTAACCAGTCATTTCTTGACATTCCCGGCTGGTATCAGGGAGAAGATGGCAAGCTGTACACCGGGATTGGCAATGACCCGCTCAAGGCCATGTCCAAGTCCGGTCAATTGGGCGGCACACGTGAGTCCGCCAACTACGGGCCACAGGCCGGTACATTCGCGGAGTGGCAAGAAGGCAACGTGCGTACCGCAGGCTCTAACGTCCTGACGGGCGGCTACAAGGAGCGCACGTTCATTGCCCTGACGGGCATGGGTATCGGTGAAGGGCAGGGGCTTGTCAATACGAACCGTGCTGGCACGATTTGGGAACGCCGCCAGCAGCGGGTAGAGGTTGGCCTTGATGCGAACGGCAACCTGATGCTGGATCGGGACACGCAAAGCCTGATGACGCAGCTACAGGGCGGGCAGCAGGTGAGCGCAGGGCGCAGCGTGTGGGACATCTCCGGTAAGCGCGTGAACTTCGCCGGATCGTGGGGTGACGCGACCCTGATGGGTGTCCAGACCGACATCCGTGAAACCGACAAGGGCAAGCGCGGCTATCTGGTCTTTGACGTGATGCGATCCGGCGCTGAAATGTCCACCAAGAGCGCAGGTACAAAGTCCTTTGATGTACGGGAAGATTTCGGCGCGTTCGGTGATGGGTGGGATCGGTTTGACCGGATCATTACCAAGCCCAAGAACCTGAATACCTTCGCCGCCAGAGTGTTCGATGCTATGAGTGACGACCAGTTCCGGTCTGTCATGGCAGAACACAGCCGCAAGTTCGGCAACCCGCAGAACGTCGATCTATCGCAGGGCGCAGTCGAAAACGGTGTGTACATCCCGGCGCGGCATGGTTCGCAGGCGACCCCCTACCTGATGGACGTGTTCCGTAAGACCATCGTGCCAAGTGCGCTTGAGATGCGTACCATGCACCGCAACTTCGATGAAGCCTTCTTCGACAATGTGATGGGTGTGGATAATCCCTGGGTGAAGGAACTGGGGCGGGCAAACGGTCAGGTATCAGTAGAAATGACCGTACCCGGCCTCAATCTGGAGATGCTGGTCAACAAGTCGCCGGAACTCTCACGCGGCGGCGGGCGCATGAACTTTGAGGACATCACGAACCGTCTGTGGCTGGCAGACAAATCCGGTGACACTGTTGCGCGGGATGTACTGGGCAGCTTGTTTAACGGCGGGCAGGCCGCACGGATAGATGTGGCAAAATCTGCCATGTTGTCTGACAAGACCGCGCAGCAGTACATGGAAACGCCCACCAACACCTTTGCTCTGTCGGGGATTACGCAGCAGCAGCGCGAACGCTACCGCGACGTGGTGCGCTCCATCGGTACGGATGCGTCCGAGCCGAATGTGATGGCACAGCAGCTTGCCGCGCTCCAAGAGATCGTCGGGGACAACCTGATCGACACCGGAACAGGGACATTTCTACCCTCGCCGGATGTGATGGGCAAATTCTCCGTTGCCAGCGCCAATCGGCAGCAGAGTAATTACGTGCGCCAGTATGCCAGCGTAATGCACGAAGCCATGATGAGTGACGAGGCGCTTCCTGTGGAAGCGTTTGATAAGGTCTACCGGGCGCAGGCCAAACTCGCCAAACAATCCGGCTTCCGCAAGAACATTCTGAGCAACCGCAATCAGGCCGTGTTTGGCAATGTCTATACCAGCGACCAGTTGCTTGCGCCGAACCAGATGGTTATGCGCGAGAGCGAGATCGTGACCCGCCTGCACAAACTGGCGCAGAACGAAGGGGTCGATGCGACCAAAGACGAAATCAAGGCAATGCTGGCAGAGATGCGGGCGGGCGGCGAAGGGCTATCTGCCTATGTCGAACGCAACCCGGTGTCAGAAGGCCACACGCAGCGGGCGCTCACCCTGCAAATCCTGAACGAACAGGAATACAAAGCAATGGGCGGCACGAAGCGAGTAGGCCGTTCGCCCATTGTCTCAGATTACTTCGCTTACGCATCGGGCGGCGACGTGGACGCTGACCGTCTGATGGGTATCTTCGCCGCGTCGATCAGCCGCGATCAATCCGGCAAGCTGACCGCACAATGGGGCGACGTGACCAGCAATGATCGGATGAAGACCATTGCAGCCGGGAGCGTGGCTGGCGAACTCATGAAGCACATTGCTGAACAGCGCGGCGACGATGTGCTGGCTGGCATGAAACCAGCCGACATCCAGCGGATCATCCAGAACAAGGATGTGGGGGCGCTGGCAGATTTGCTCATTGCGCCGGACGGGATGCTGAACAGCCGCAAGAAGGCCGAAGGTATCGACATGCAGGACTTGGCGGGTGCGTCACGCCGCCTGCAAACCGCGAAGTCTAACATGGGCATGGCTTACAACCTGGGGCGTATGCTCACGCCGAACGCAATGGCGAACGAAGAATCGTATACCGCCGCCAGTAAGTTCATGGGTGCGCTCTACCAGCCCGCGCTCGACAAGGAGTTTGTCAAGGGGACGGACGACACGATGAGCAGCAGGGCGCGTGACCTGATGAAACTGATGAAGACGAACCTCGTCACAGGCAGTTTCTTTACTGGCTATGACACCAAGCCTGAGTCGTGGCCCGGTATGAAGTCCGGTTCGTACCGCGCCGCCAACCGGAGCGCGGCTGAGAACATCCCTGAGTTTGCATCACGCACGGTCAAGTCGCTCCTGTCGGCTACGGAGATGGCAGGCGATCCAGACTCGATTGCCGCCCTGCTCACACCAAGCTATGCCAGCGACGATACCAAGACCAGCATCCGCGAGAGCGTGGAACTGGGTCTATCCTACGCCGGGGACAAGAATCTGGATGCTGATGCAATCGACGCAGGGGTAACGCAGGCGGCAGATGCGATTATTGCGGCAATCGGTGGGGATGCAGGCTCTATCCAAGCGGCTGAGAACCGGATCGGGGCAGATAAGATTAACGCCGTGACCTCCGACTCTCGACGCGCCGGGTACGTTGCGGCGCTGTCCGATGCCCCCATCCTCGAAACCATTATGTCGGCGGCGGGCTTGCACACGCAGCGGGCAGACAAGAACCGGGCGTTCATCGGCAAGGGCAGACCGGATAACATCGTCAACTCCATCATCGGCGCGTTGGGGCAGGAAGGCTCTATCCGTGAGAGCATCGTCCGTGCTGTGTCACGCGGCGCGAAGATGGATACGGTAGCTGATCTGACCCGTACCCTGATGCAGATGCGGGCAGGGTTCGCACAACAGAAGGGTGGCGCAGCGGCAGCGCAATATGTGGATTCGCTGCTCGGTCAACTCGGCATGAACCTCAATGACGATGGTCTGGTGGCACAGGCGGCATCTGAAAGTCTGAATAGCTACCGGGCTTCTCGCACGGCACGCTCCAAGCAGTCCCGCGAACAATACGAAGCGCGGATCGCCAGCCAGCAGCAGCGGCTATCCGGCATGAACCTCGGCGCAGGGATCGATGTACTGGGCGCAATTCACGGCGCGTCAAACATCAACTTCGGCAACGTGTCGTTCAGCCCGTCATCTATCGGTAAGCCCGAAAGCCTCTTCCTGACGGGTCTAACTGGCTCTGGCTTGATGGATATTCCAGTCAAGGGCGGGGGCGGATCAGGCTCAGGGGTAGAGTTCGGGTCGAAGGTTCACGGCATTGCCGAACGCGCCTTCGGGCAGGATGCAGAATTGGAACAGCGCTACGGCAAGCGCATCCGGCATGAGTTCGGTGTACAGGGTGAACTCGGCGGGGTGAAGTGGGCGGGCCGCGCCGATATGCTGGCAGACCAGAACGGCAAGCGTGTTCTGTACGACATCAAATCACACGGCGCGGGTGGGATCAACCCCGACCTGATGGAACACTATCAGGCGCAGATGGAACTCTACGGGCATCTCATGACCAACGCCGGGGAACAGGTCGATGAGATGGCGATCATCCCGGTAGACCGCGAGAAGTATCAGGAGAAGTACGATGAACTGATACAAGGCTCTGGCCTGTCCGAAGAAGAGATGCAGAATATCGCGCTCCGTGAAGCCTCTGGTGCGCCGATACCCGTTCCCTTCACACCGGGTCAGGTATCGCCGCAGCTACAGGGGATGCTTGATCAGGTGAAGGGTATCTCTGACCTCATTGGGGCAGATGCGGGGCGCGTGCGCCTGAACAATAATGCGAAGGCAACGCCAGCAGACCGCAAGGCAGCGCTGGCGAACGTCCATCAGGTCTTGGCAAAGGTCGGCGCAAGTCTGCCCGATGGCGGGTCGGCAATGGGTTTGCCCAAAGCTGAACTCGCACAGGGTCTTGCTTCGCCTGCTGTGCGCCAGCGGCTAGGGATCAGTCCCGACTCGCATCCCGAATTGGGTGATCTGCTGGCGAACGCGGGTAACGGCGGCGCTGGTTCTGGTGGCGGCGGGGTAGCTTCCACAGGAAGCGTCGATCCGTCTTCCGGTGGCGGCGGCTCTGGTGGCGGTGGGAACAATAACAATCTCGTCCTCGCTTTGCAAGATATGGTGCAGCAGCTATTTGACCGTCCCGCCGCGCCAATCCGCGAAACGGCGCTATCAGACACCAAGCGTACCATCGGCACGCTCAGACCGCAGTCCGGCTTCAAGACGCTCGATGCTGAACTGGCGCACTACAAGGCGCAGGCCGACAAAGGTACGCTAACCAAGCCGATGATCCAGCGCATCAAGGCCATTGATCAGGCTATGCGCAAGGGGATTAGCCTTGAAGATTCAGCCGGAAAATGGAAGAGCCAGAACGACCCGATTGGGCAACAGGTGTTGGGGGCGTTGTCCGGCAATGAAGGTATGTCAGCCGCCCGCGCCCATCTACTTGACATGGATGCGCAGGGTACATCCGATTTCAGCAAGCCCGGTTTGCTCGATATGGCGGTGGAACAGGAGCAGTCACAGCGGCTAACGGCGGGCGAGAAGGCGCTGGCGCGGGAAAGCCAGCGGGACATTGACGCTGAAACAAAGCGGCTGGAACGGCTGGAAGTCATGCAAGCGCCGTATATGGCACGCACAGATCGGGATACGATGCTGCAAGACCTTCAATCGCGGGTCATGGAAACCGACGAAGGGACTGCCCTCACGTCGCATGAACAGCGCTTGATGAAGGTGCTTCAAGCCGCCAATGCGCGGGAAGATGCGGGTGTCAAGAAGCTGGCAGGCGACAAGAAGCGCATCGGCACACGCGCAGCAGAGGCAGACTACATTCAGATGTCGGCAGCGGAACGGCGCAGCTTCCGCTCGGCAGTCCTGAGCGATCCCAATGCGCGGGATACGTTCGATGAGGGCTTCGTCAACAAGCTGTCGTCTGAACGGGAGCGCATCATCAGCGGGCCACAGCGGGCGGGCTTCGATACACGCGAACTGGATGAACTGTCGGGGCAGGTCAACGCGCTCGGCGGTGTCCTCAAGAACCTGGGCAAGATCAGCGAAGACGCATCGAAGGGTGTTGAAAAGCTGACCGATCAGCAGGTCAAGTACATCGGCATGTCTGCCAAGCTGTACGACACCATCAATAAGTCCTTGACTGACCACCAGAAGATCGCTGACGAAGCCGAACCGAACGATCCACGTGCCGCGCTGTCACGTGCTGTCATTGAGAGCGCGGAGAAGGCGGGCGTGTGGTCGCAGGGTGAAGCATCCGGCAGGCTCAAGACGCTTCGGACGGGTCTATCCAAATCCAACCTGTACAGCCGTGCCGTGCAGCAGCAGCTTGATGACATGCTGGAAGAAGCTGCACCGCAGGAGCTATCTACCACTGACAAGTTCTCGGCCTTCCTGAGTAGAGGCAAGGCGGGGCAGAAGGCACGTGACATGCTCCGCGACACCGGGCAACTGGGCGCAGAAGGGTCACTCCAACGTGCCGCATGGGAAGGGCTTGCGCCAATCGCCGCTGCACCGTATCACCTGCTGCACGCCCGGTATGAACTACAGGGCTTGCAGAACATGGTCATCGGGCCAATGCAGCAGGCGCAGCAAGCCTACCTTGCCAACCAGCAGCAGGCGTTCATGCAGAATGTCCAATACAACGGCTTCGCGGCCTTCCAATCGCCAAGCTACATGAACGCCTTCGGGTCTGCCATTGCCATGCAGAACCAGCAGTATTACATGGGCGAACAGGCCAACGCCGTTCTCGGTGGCTTCCAGCGGGGTATCGCCGGGGTGATGGGCAACCGGAATGTGGCAGGCGCAACAACCGCAGGCCAGATGATCATCGGCGCTGCTGCTGCTGGTGGTATCGCTACGGGCTGGAACCCCTTCGCCATTGCCGCAGGCGGGATCGTCGGGGCGGGCGCGTTTGCCGCAGGGCAGGCATTTGATGTTGCCAGCAATGCAGATCGCAGACTCAACGCGATTGCCGATCCCGGCAGCGACATTACCGGAGCGTTCGGCAATGTCTTCAACCGCTACATCGTCAACCGGATCGGCGCAATATGGGATCGCGGCGGCTACGACCAGCGCGAAGGCCAGTTCCAGCTTGATGACAAGCGGGCAAGCATCTTGAAGGGCGCACTCGATACAGGTATCAAGGCGACCATCGACGGGGTAGGCTTCGCAGAGGGGTCTGTTCAGTCGGCCTACAAGTCAAAGATGCGCGAACGGATGCAGAATGGCGATCTGAACTTCATGTCGATGGACATGATCAACGCGCTATCAGGCCGCGCCGAAGCCATTGTTGGCACGGACTGGGCCGCGCCGGGTGTTAACAAAGAGGGTGAGTATCAGGACATCCTCGGCATCCTGGGGCGGGGCGCGATCTCTGGTGTCAAGACCGACGAGATGGCGCTGCAAGCAATGGAAATTGCAGGCGGGTCGGCGGCAAACATCCGGTCAGCGGGCTACCGGAGTGCGCTCAAGGGAATCGACAGTCTGATTGCCGACAAGGAGAACGGCGGCTACTATGCCCGCGCGCTACCCGGTATCATGCAGCAGATCGGGAATATCACCGAAGTTCAGCGGGCAATGGGCTTCAAGACGACCTACGGCAACAATGCACAGGGCGTGATCGACAACTCGAAGAAGATTGCCGATGCCATGAAGGGCATTGACGACCTGTACGAGTCAGGCCGGATCAGCGCCGAAGAACGGGATGCACAAAAGCGCAAGATACAGGAATCGCTTGATGCGGATAGCCTGTGGGCAAACCTTGCGCCAACCTCTAGCCTGTTCTCGCAGAGCAATCAGGGTGGGGCCAGCCGCATCTATAACTTCCTGACCAGTCAAACGGGCGCGGCGTTCCAGAACGTCAAGTCATGGATGGGGGTCGGCGGCGGGATTGTCAACGCCTACGAAACGCGGGGCAGCGCAGCAGAGGGTGACTATCTCGGTGGCGCGGTCATGGCAGGTCTACCGACAACCGCCAATCAGAACGCCGTTGGTGGGATCGCCAATTACCTGATGCAGACGGGGTTGGCAGACCGCATGATGAACCGCAACGATGCGGCGGGCATCTCGCGCATGAGCCGCCAAATCTACGGGCTTGACCAGAACAACATCAACTACGAAGGCTTTGCGGGTTCACTGGCGGCAATCCAGCGCTTCAACGCCAACGACCCTACACAGATGGGCAATGCCCGCGTCCAGAGCATTGAAGGACTGAGCGCCATGCTCACAGCGCGGGATGGACGTGGATCAAGCATGTACTCGATTGCCGACATCAACGCCTTCATAACCAGTATGGGTTACGCAGGACAGGCCGCGAACGCCGCAGGCATGGGCGGTATCCGGTTGACAACTGGCGAAGTCAATCAGTTCAGGGGGCTACGGGCAGAGAACGCAGCCGGAATCATCGGTTCGTACCAAGCCGCCGCAGGGCAGGCGCAGACCGGACTTGGGTTCATGGGTGGGCTTGCCAGCCGGATCAATGCGGTCTACGGCGCGAACACCGATGAAGGCTTGCGGCTCGGTGCGCAGTTGTCCAACCAGCGGGATCAGGTCTATCAGCAGTTTGCCGCTGGCGCTCGGTATGGTGTGGCTGATGCAGGGGCGCGATCAGCGTTTGAACGGATCGGCGCAATCACCGATGCCAACCAGTTCGGCATGTACAGCGCCGCCGCTGGTGGTGACATGCGGGCAATCTCGCAACTTGCCGCACAGGGCGCTCTACCAAGCTGGATGCAGCGTGTCCAACTGACAGGCGAATACGCCGGGGCAGAGATGGGCTACGCGCAGGTGTCCGGCGCAATGCAGAGCCGTAGGTTGTCGATGAACGCCGCCGCTGGTGGGGTGTTCATGACCGGATCAGGCAGATACAGTGTGGGTCAGCTTGCGGGCATGAGCGAACTGGATGTGCAGCGCGAGAGCCGTTCGCTTGAGATTGAGGGGCGCGAGTACGACTTTGCGCTCCAGAACACGCAGATGCGGCGGCGGCGGGCGCAGATGACCGGATCAGGACTGAGCGAGTTCGGCCTGACCGAAGGGCATGGCGACTACTGGTTTGAGGATGTGAACGTTTCGCTGAACCGGATCAAGCAGGATTTCAGCTACGAACAACGCGGCAAGCAGATGCAGCTATCCCGCGAACAGGCCGACTACAACTACAACTATCAGGCGCAGCAGATGGGGACGCAGCGCAGCCACCAGTTGCAGGAACGCCAGTGGCAGCTTGAGGACATTGCCTACCAGCGCAATATGAGCCAGATGAGCTTCGCCTTCAACATGATTGATGCAGACGAAAACATCCGGTTCTCGACGGGTAGACAACGCCGGGTTGCCATGCGTCACCGGGATGAGGCCGTAATCCAACAGTCGATGCAGATGGGCCAGATGGATCGGGAAGAAGACCGGGCGCGGCAGCGTATGAAGTGGGCTGATGACCTCTATGAGAAAGAGAAGCAGCACTTCGAGCAGACGCGCCAGTTCCAGCAGCGCAACTTCGATCTGGAACGGCAGAACTACGAGAAGGAACGGCAGTTCATCCTTGAAGACCGCAAGCTGGAAGATGAGCAGCGCAACTACCGTCGCCAGATCGCCGCGATTGAACTCAACGAAGCCATTATGTCACTCGCCAAGCATCAGGAGTTGAAGCGCAGTCAGGACGATCTCAACGGGGCTATGACCATCGGCGCGAACGAAACCCGGCAGGCGACGTTTGCCATACAGAACATGGTCAACACGCTGCAACTGGCAAAGCAGCTTGCCGAAGGTCTACCGGGCATCATGAACAACATGAACTCGTCGTATGCCAACCTGACCAGCAGTATCAGCAGCCAGATCGCCAACGCGGGCCTGTCCATCCAGCAGTACCAGCAGCAGTTGAACACGCTGAATAACATGAGCCGCGAGTCGATGTACGACATGCTGCATCAGGCAGGCTTCGCAGAGGGCGGTTACACGGGGTCGGGCGGCAAGTATGAGCCTGCGGGCGTTGTCCACAAGGGCGAGTACGTCATCCCGTCGCAGGGTGCGCCCATCATGGTCGCGCCGGAGCATATCGCCGTGCTGAAAGAAATCTTGAAGCAGCTACAGGTCATGCACGCCGAAGGTGGCAATGCCATTGTCCAGATCAACACCAGCAGTCCACAGGGGGCAGTCCGTCAGGGCAGATCGCTTTACGAACGCGCATGGAGTAACTAATGCTACCGTCTTATACACCGTCCTCAGCGACGATGCAGAAGCATATCCATTTGGGGGTCGTTCCCTTTAGCGGATCGCCTACGGGGTTCGGGGCGCATGGCGAACCCCCCTATACCTACGACCACGTGAACCGACGCACGCCTGTCTATGAAGCAATCGGGGATTTGTCCCGCGCCTGGGATGGCACGCCAAGCGATCATGTCCTGCGAACTTCCACAGGAAGCAACTCGCTGGTGCTGTTTCACGTGCAATTTACCCTGCGTGTCACCGCCGCCGAACTGGAAGAACTAAGCCAGATGGTCAAGCGGCGCGTCTATCTGTGTGACACCCTGCATTGCGCCGACAATCTGGATCACACCCCGTTCGTCAAGATCATGTGGTTTGAAGACCTCAAGTATGAAGGACAGGTCGATCCGATGGCGAACGAGAACGACATCACCATTGCCTTCCGCGATATGAACACGGTAACTGCCCTATGAGTATCACTTACGCTGAAACACTCAACTCGATTGTGCGTCCATCGTCCCCGAACTTTGACGCGCTGGCTTCTTCCCCCGGCGTAGTCAGGCCGCGCGTCATTGTTGAGCGCTACAACCCTGACTTCGGCATAACAGACTTCACGCATAACACGTCAGGAACATCCCGATCCAAGAATGATCCGTTTGATGTGGCCTATGACACGACCCATCAAATCTTCCTGCGGGCCTATATCAACAGCGGCAATGTGTATGCCGACGATATGCTGTTGAGTGGATCGGCATGGCGCTATACCGATCAGAGCATATCCAATGCGGGTGTTGCCGATACAACCGTCGCGCCGAAGGTCATCTACAACACGATGGTCGGCGCATCCGGCTACTTTCAGGTGTTCTATCTGCGTACCGATGGCAAGGTCGGCTACTTTGAAGGCTCAGACGCAATCACCGGAGCGTCCGGCACGTTCACGCCAGCCGTAAGTTTCAACAGCTACGGCACAGTCGAACATCTGTCGGTGGTGCAGGGTGCATCCAGCCCTTACGTGTATATCTACTTCGTGATCAAGGAAACGGCGATCACCAATGCGCTGAATACCCGCAAGGTCTACGTCTACTACAGCGGCAACGGGCAGGTGTACGACACAGGCATCTGGTGGGGGCAGGCACTAACCGGCTTTGATGCAATCGCGCATGTCGCGTCAGGCTACACTCTCACCCACATGCTGTTCATGGCAACCGAGACACCCTGCACCTTCACCTTCAAGGAAGTGTCAGGCAATACGCCGCAGAAGCAGGCGCAGCACGCGGGCGGCGTGATCGGCTTCATTGTGACACCGCCTGTCCCTGCTAACAGTCAGTTGTCGCCGCTGGTCAGCAAATATTATCCCGTACACGTCTTTGACAACGTGACCAGCGTGCAGTACCGCAAGACGGTCAAAGCCACGTGGGGGACTACTGAATCGAATACGTGGATACAGGATTACACGGAGCGCAACCGCACGCTGCTGTGGACGACAACGGTTGGACGCGACGGTGATCTGAATGTGGGTGATGCGTCCAACTTCTACAATGCAATCTTCCTGTATAGCTCGGCAGATGGCAAACACTGGTCGCAAGACTGCATTGTGACGGGTCTGAACGACTCGCTGGAGTTTGACCGGAACGGCATCCGGCTGATTGTCGCGGGCAGCTACGTCTACCTGATCGGTCTGCGGTTCACCTATCGCTCTAAAGGCTGTGCCATGTTCCACAACACGCACGCCGACAACGGACTGGACATCACCCGGCGTATCGTCAACATGAGCATGGACTGGAACGAAGGCCGCGCTACAACGGTCACGCTGGACAACAAGGATGCAGCGCTGACCAGTACCATTCTCGGTACGCCCTGTACGCTCAAGATGACCGTTTCTATCGGGAACGGCACGGATTATGTACAGGTCAGTGTGCAAGAGGTAGACACGACTGCACCATCGCGCCAGCAGCCGAACGAGTACATGGAACTCAACGCCCGCGATTATCTGTCCTGGCTGAATGATCGGGTCGTCAGTCCTGATGCGCAGACCTTCGACAATTACACGCTGGCGGTAGATAACTTCGCCAACATTGCGGGGCAGGTCAACACCGGGCTGGCCCATACCGCAGTCGTGGCAGGGGCAATGGGGACGAACAGCAACCGCCTGTTCAGCCTGCCCACCTTCAAGGAGAGCCTCGCGTTCTCGACATTCCAGAGTAACGTCGAGTCGTTCATGGCGCACACGCTGTTCAAGTTCTACCCCCCGTCCTTCCTGACGTATGTCGGGGGTGTGTTGGGGCAAACTCCCTCATCCAGCAATGCGCCGACCTACGCCGGGATCGTGTTCTACGCCGCCGACAAGGACAACTTCTGGTTCGTTCGGTACAACTACTGGACAAGCCGGACAGAGTTCGGCAAGCGCGTAGCAGGATCAACAACCGTGCTGGACAGCCAGAACCCCGGCACAAGTTTCACCATTCCCGCCAATGCAGGCGGTGAAGTCGGTCTGCGGATTGAGGTCAAGGACTGCGTGGTGCGGGTGTACTGGGCGGCGGGTACAGGGAGCCGGGACTTTACCTATCAGGCCACCGAATACTGCAAGGGCGCAGGCCCGAATGAAACCCCCTTGCTCAAGGGGTATGTCGGCCTGATCGCCTGTGGCTACAGCGACGAAGATCAGGTGACGCAAGAGTTCGGGTCTACCGCGCTATTGGGGATTCCTTCATGAGTAACGGGACAAGTTTCTCAGAGTTCAGCGTACAAACCAATGAAGAGCCACTCACCGTTGAGAGTGTGTTCAAGCACTACGCAGCGTATGCGGGTATTCATAAGCTGTCTACCGACTACGCCATCAATGGGTTCAACAGCGCCACTTGGACAAACCCGAACAGCGGGGTCGTGAATATCAATGACTCCATTGGCTCAGTCAGCCAGAATTTCGGCACTGGCGCGCACACCATCTGGTACGACACGGACATGCCGCGCTCAATGGTCATCGAACTGGATGTGAACTGGTGGGTGTGGGAAGTGCTGGTGCGCAGCAATGGCTCGAACCAGTATTACTTCGTGCGGACATCGACCACCAAGTTTGAGATCGGCTACTACAACGCCGGGACGACGACTTACCTGCTTCGCAGACCCCTTTACGGTGGGGAACTGGAATTTAGAGGCACGGTCAGGATCGCCATTCGGGATGAACAGACCAGCGGGGTAGACACGACCCGCACGCTCAGTTTCGCGGCATGGATCGGGGATTTCCTGCTCGGCGGCGCGGTCACCATTGTCAGTACCAATGCGACTCCGCTCAAGATGGGCGTGGTCGTCAACGATAACAACAGCATATCGCAGAACGGCTATGGCGGCATCCGTGTGGGCGAACTCTCGGAGATCGTGCTGTTCTCGTCGCTTGATCCCAACGAAGCGCCGGAAGGGGCGATCACCCGCACGATTGAGGACAGATACATCAAATGGTGGATGCGGTGGGATGGCAGCTTGCGGGTCTACCGTCCCAAAGCCCGCTCTGTCAGTTACACACTGGGCAAGAACCGCGAGTACGGCCTGCAACTGGTCACGGATCGCAGGCAGATTTTCACGCATATCCGTATATTGGGCGCGGCTCAGTGGGTGCAGCTTACCGACACGACGCTAGTGCGCCAGTTCGGTCACAGGTTCAAGGAACTCAACAACCCGTCGCTGTGGAACACCGACGACTGCATCAGGATCGGTCAGGAGATGTTTGTGCGGGTCAAGGAGCAGGTCTTTCAGGGGCGCATGACCACGTTCGGCCTACCCTTTGCGGAGATGGAAGACCGGATTACCGTGCCTGATCCGCAGAACCCGACAGGCACGATTGACTTCATCATCGACACGATAAGCTGGCAGTTGGGCGCAGGCGGATCACTGGCCTGCAACCTGACGCTCCGGCAGTATAACTATTAGGTGCAACATGCCACGTGTAGACCCGTTTTATGCAGACGACGATGTAGATGCGGTGCGCCTGATCTCCAAGCAGGAGCAGCGCCGTGACATTGAAGAAGGGATTGTGATTGATGCGCCCGATGCAGGGCAGATCGCCGTGCGGCTGGCAGGGTCTTCCCGTACCATTCCGGTAGACCCTTTGGTTGGCACGAAGCTGAACCGGGGCGATCACGTCAAACTCATGCGCAGCCGACAGAACCGTTGGATCGTCATCGGTGCGTTCTCAGCCAACGCTACCACCGGTTCTACCGATGCCGGATCATCCAATGTGACCAACAACATCCTCGGTGCGCCTTCGTCCATCACGGCGACAGGCGTGAGCGGTGGGATACTGGTGACGTGGGAAAATCCCGGCTCGGCACTCCTGATCTTCGAGATTGAGTACGCCAATGACACAGCCGGGACAGGCGCAGTCACCAAGCGCGTTGCGGGTGGGTCTTACCTGATCCCGGCAAGTGCGGGTGTCACGCGCTACGCCCACGTGCGTTCGGTAGATAGCAACTGGAACCGCTCCGGCTGGACAGACTGGGTAAGCGCCACCGTACCCTCATCAGGCGGTGTCACCAGCGTTGGCCTGACCATGCCAAGCGACTACTCGGTTGCCAGCAGCCCGGTCACAGGCGCGGGAACCATCGGTGTGACCTATGCCAATCAGACACAGAATAAGGTGCTGGCTTCACCCAATGGTTCGACAGGTACACCGTCCTTCCGTGCGCTGACACGCGCCGACCTGCCTGTTCTGCCCGGTTGCCGGGTGTATCACAATGCCAACCAGAGCATCAACAACACGTTCTACACGTCGCTGGCCTTCAACAACGAAAGCTATGACACCGACACGATGCACGATACCGTGACCAACAACGGGCGGATCACCATCAAGACCGCAGGCGTATATCTCCTCTCGGCAGTCGTCAGCTTCGCGTTCAATACTACCGGGGATCGCCAAGTGCTGTTCGTCGTCAACGGCGCAACCTACATTGCCTATCACACCACGCGGGCCGCAAGCAACGGTGACACCATCATACCCCTGACGGTAGTGCGCAACTTCGCAGTCAACGACTACATCGAATGTCAGGTCTACCAAGACAGCGGCGGCGCGATCAATGTTCTGGCGGGCGGCAGCTATTCCCCGTATTTCAGCGCGCAGTACCTATCGGCCTAACTGTCTCAGAGCGCGGAACAGGGCGCTTGTATCATGGCTCTATCCGTAAGATTAGCTAATCTATCAGGAAGAGGTCATGAGTAAAAGCAATTCGTGGGAAAATTCCCTCCTGCTGCTGTTGTTCAATAACACCAACGTCGCCAATGTCGGTGATGCAACGGGCCTGCGGGGTTCGTCTACCGCTGGCAACCTGTATGTCTCGCTGCATACGGCAGACCCCGGCGAAGGTGGTTCGCAGACGACCAGCGAAGCCACCTATACCAGCTATGCCCGCGTTGCCGTTGCCCGCACTTCGGGCGGCTGGACGGTGACTGCCAACGCTGTTGAGAACGCCGCAACCGTCACCTTCCCGGCCTGTACGGGTGGATCGAATACCCTGACGCACTTCGGCGTAGGCACGGACAGTTCCGGCGCGGGTACGCTCCTGTACTCCGGCGCGTTGGGCGCAAATCTGGCTGTTAGTAACGATATTACTCCTCAGTTCGCTGCGGGAGCGCTCGATATTACGGAAGATTAACCAATGGCTACTGGGACGCTGATTCTTCCAGTAGCCGGAGCCGTTCTACCGGACGGCTCCACCAGCAACGATCCGGCGCAGTTTATACGCACGAAAAGCAGCGCCGCCGCGCCCGCCAGCCACTTCGTTGAAGCATTGTTCGATGCGACCAATGAAGAGTCGATCTACATTGGCGGCTTTCGGATGCCGCAAGACTACGCATTCAGCCCGGTTATCAAACTGCTGTGGAAGGCCAATACGACATCGGGCGCGGTGACGTGGGGTGTCATGTTTGCGGCAATTACCCCCGGTGATGCCGATACACCCAATGAACACGCATTGGGGTCTGCCAACACGCAGAACACCAGTGTCAATACAACAGAAGCGCGTCGTCTTGTTGAAACGTCTGTCACCATCACCAATGCCGACTCTGTAGCAGCCGGTGACTTGCTGTTCATTCGTGTTTACCGTGCGCCGGGAGATGCAGGCGACACCTGCACGGTGGATGCAGAGCTAACCGCAGTCTCGCTCGAATACACTACCACCTAACAGGTGATTTATGGCCTTTAACGGCAATGGGACAAACCAATACTTTAATCTGGCGGCTGGTACGGACATCTACCGTACCAAGCCGTTTACCGTTGTCGCGCACTTCGACACGACTGATCTGGTCAACGCTGGTAACTACGGGTTCATCTCGGACGGGTCGGCGCGATCCGGTGCGCAATCCGGCTGGCGCTTCTGGCGTGACGGGAATAACAAGGCCAGCTTCGCCTACGCCAGCGCCACTAGCATCAACCGTACCTTTGCTTCTACCGCTACCATCACCGCGAATACAGGCTGGTGGACGGTAGCGGCGGTTTGCCGCGCCAATGGTAGCAACAGCTTCGTTGACTTGTTTATGTATCGGCATGACACCGGTACATTGACCGTTGAAACGAGTGCATCGCTTACCGGATCACCCATCGCGCCCAACGCCGACGATCCGGTGCTGCTCGGCGCAATGATCACGACAGCCACCACATCAACGCGCTGGTTCAAAGGTGCGCTCGGTTGGGTGGCGGTGTTTGCGGGCGATCTCGGCAATGCCGGGTCGTCAACCGCGCCGGGTATATGGGAACTCATCACACGCGGCCCCTGGGGGATGCTGGATAGCAATTGCAAGCTGTTCGTGCCGTTCTCTGGCGGCGCATTTGATTACAGCGCCAACCGCCACGCAATTACCGCCAATGGTTCGCCCACCTACGAAGGCTCTGGCCCCACCGAAGTCTTCCCGTACAATGTGATCTCAGTCTACGCCAAACCATCGGCTTCGACCAGTCCGATCACCGGGTCTACAGCGGGGACAAGCACAGTCTCCGGTGTTCTAACCGGGAAGGGCGCTCTCGCGGGCGCAAGCGCTGGCACATCGACCACAGCGGCTGTCATCAAGGGTATCGGACAGCTAACCGGGTCAACGGCTGGCACAAGCACCGCCAGCGGCGATGCTCAGGCGATTGCCAACGCCACAGGCAGCGCGGCGGGGACTTCGACCTGTACAGGTACGCTCACCGCATTGGGCGCTCTGACGGGCGCGAGTACAGGCACATCCACTTCCACAGGAAGCGCGACTGGAACAGGCGATCTGGCAGGTTCGAGCGCAGGTACGTCAACTGCCAGCGCTACCGGACAGGCCGTTGGTGCGCTCACAGGCAGCGCAGCGGGTACATCCACTTCCACAGGAAGCGCTACCGGGACAGGCGCACTCACCGGGCAGAGTACAGGCACGGGAACAGCCAGCGCCAACGGAACGACCCTCAACCCCATCACCGGGACAAGCGCCGGATCATCTGCCGCTTCTGGCACGCTGGTCGGGACAGGCGATCTAACCGGATCGGCGGCGGGTACAAGCGCAGCATCCGGTGATATTGTCGGCGTAAGCGACATAACGGGCGCAAGCGCTGGCACATCCACTTCCACAGGAAGCCTCACCGGAATTGGTCAGCTAACGGGGTCGAGTGCAGGTTCAACCTCTACCAATGCTGATCTGACCGCCACAGGCGATCTCGCCGGGTCGTCGGCTGGCACGTCTACTGCATCAGGCGGCGCGACCACGCTCAACCCGATTACGGGGTCTGCCGCTGGCACAAGCACCGTATCCGGTGATGCGATTGCCGTAGGCGCTCTGACGGGCGCGAGTGCAGGCACATCGACTGCTGCTGCTACGCTGATTGCAGACGGAGAACTGGCTGGCTCTGCGGCTGGTACGGCTTCTGCCAGCGCCGATCTGACCGGGGTAGGCAAACTCACAGGCGCAGCCGCAGGCACATCAACCGCAACAGGCAATGCGACTGCCGCAGGGGACGGTGAGATCACCGGGGCGGCGGCTGGTACGTCTACTGCATCCGGTGTCCTGACTGGTAAGGGTGCGCTCACCGGGTCAAGCGCGGGTACGGCTGCTGCTACGGCAGACCTGATTGGTATTGCCCCTGTCACCGGGTCTACCACTGGTGCAGCTTCCACCAGCGCTGATCTGACGGGCATCGGGGAACTGACGGGCGCGACTGCGGGGACTTCTACAGCAGCCGGACAGGTAGAGGCGAAGGGTGCGCTCACCGGGGCGGCGGCTGGCACAAGCACGGCTGATGCTGTCCTTGAGGGTCAAGGCGAACTCGCGGGTACTGCGACTGGTACATCTACCGCATCGGGTGTTCTGACTGCCGCTGGCGACGGGTCAATGACGGGCAGCGCAGCAGGCACAAGCACGGCTGATGCGGTTCTGACAGGTACGGGCGAACTTACAGGTAGCGCCGTAGGTACATCTACCGCATCCGGCAACGCCATTGTCATCACCCCAATCACCGGGTCAGCAGCGGGATCAAGCACGGCCTCTGCCAACCTGACGGGCAAGACTGCACTCACCGGATCAAGCGCTGGCACATCGACTGCTGCTGCTACGCTGATCGGCATCGCCAATCTGACCTCTCAGGCAGATGGGACAAGCACGGCTTCCGGTGTGTTGACCGGGATTGGTGAACTGACCGGTAGCGCAGCGGGTACAAGCACCGCGACGGGTACATCGGGCGCGAACAGTCCGATCACAGGCAGCGCAGCCGGGACTTCTACCTGCTCCGGTGTCCTGACTGCCATTGCGAACCTGACTGGGGCAAGCGCCGGGACAGGGGCAGCGTCGGCAAACCTGACTGGTACGGGGTCAATGACCGGACAGGCAACCGGGCAGGCAGCTTCCACAGGAAGCCTCGCCGGGATCGCCAACGCCACCGGGTCAAGCGCGGGTACATCCAGCGCGTCGGGCAGCGGCCTCGCAGTCGTCTTTATCACAGGCACAGCCGCAGGCACGTCATCTGCCTCAGCGACCCTTGACCTGATCGGCTTCATGACCGGGCTGGCGCAGGGTACAGCCGTTGTACAAGGCACAATGCGCGGCGACGGGGCAATGGTCGGCCTCGCGGCAGGCACGTCTACCGCTACGGCAGTCCTGGGGGTCGTCAACCGGGCCACACACCTGCTCTCTGAGATGGACGTTGATCTGCCCTACGTGACGGAGCTAACGGCTCAATTCCTGCACAACGCCGACGATCCGAGTGCCGATTTCCTGTACGAGTCAATCATGGATGTGGAACTATGACAATCAAGAAGCTGGATGTAGGCAAGCCTGTCTACGCCCCAACCACGCTGAAAGTGAAGATCAGCTACAAGAACCCTGATACGGGGGTATACGAGAACCCGGTTGCGGTCAAACTCAAGGTAGAGAACCCATCAGGGACGCTCACCGTCAATACCAATGCGCTTCTGCCGGATGAGACTGGCAAGTACAGCTACAACGTGCCGTTCAATGCGCAGGGGACGTGGTACGGCACATGGATCGTCCTGAATGGGTCTGAAGAAATTCTCAATGACGTGTGGCAAATCTACATCGAGAAGAATCCGGTAGATGGAGTGGCAGGGGGCTAATGGGTTACGAAGGTTTTGACAATCCGGTGGGAACACCGGAAGAACGCATGGGGATACAGGTATGGCCTCCCGGCTGGATCGACGCAAATCCGTACCTGAACAAGTACGATCTCGGCTTCCACACTGGCAGCGACTTAAATATGTATGAGGATAAGGACGCGCACGCCGGGGTCTATGCGACAGAGGCGGGGCAGGTCATCTATGCGCGGGTCGGGCCTAGCACGTGGGGCAACCTGATTGTGATCCGCCATGACACGCCGGAAGGGGTCGTGTACTCGCGCTATGGGCATGTCGAGAACATACAGGTTGTGGAGCAACAGATCGTCCAGCGCGGGCAGCAGATATGCAACGTCGGCAATGCGTTCGGCAGATGGGCATATCACCTGCACTTCGACATCTCTACCCATCCGACGCGCCTGCGGGATGAACCGTATGATTGGAGCGCGTGGACGGTAGCTGATGTGAAGCGCTACTACGTCGATCCGCGCCTGTACATTGCGCAGCATCGGCCTACCCACCGGATCGCGCCCAACCCGCGCATCGTCGCGCCCAACGGGGTCATCATCTACGACCAACCGGGCGGCGTGCGCAAGTTCCATCTGCCGAAGGGTGAGCAGGTTATCGTCCACAATATGCAGACGGTAGACGGGGTGATTTGGGTCGAGGCCGCGTTTCTGGATGCCGATGTGTGGGGCTGGACGATCCTCAAGGCCGGGGATGACATCTACCTGTTGTAGTGTCTCAGAGCGCGTGACAACTATGTGGTTTAATTGTTGAAAACGTATCCATTAGGAGAGCTAATCTAACCATGATCCCTCAACGTAATATGCTGATCCGGTATGCGTCGGCTACGCCAGTCATCACGGCAGGCGCATACTCCGCGAAGGACGCAGTTGGTGGCAAGCTGACGTTCAGTGAAGTGTCGGGTCGTCCCAATGACTTCACCTATCTGCTCGGCCTGCTCATCTCGGACAAGGCAGATGTGAAGGCAGCGCTGTCCCTCTTCCTGTTCAACAACACCAACTTCAACGCGGTGGCGGACAACGCGGGCTTCGATCCGGCTGACTCCGACCTTGCCAACTACTTCGTCGGTAAGGTGGACATTGCCAGCACCGATTATTCGTCCCTGACGGACAATGCGGTGGGCATTGTTCGGCTGGCGCAGCCGCTTCCGATCCTGTGTGACGCGCAGCGTCGGGTGTTCGGGCAGTTGATGTGTACTGCCACGCCGACCTACAACAGCACCAGCGACCTCACCATCAAGCTGATCCTGGGCCTGCCCGCCTAACCAGCGGGCTAGTTAGACAGAGCGCATAGCCGATGTCAGAAACCGAACTGTTTACCATACTCATCTCGGTGGCGAGTGCGCTGGCTGTTCTACTGCGTGCCTTTGCGAAGGTCAAGGATGCCAACGCTGCTATCACCGAGGCGCAGGCAAAGGTAGACGAGATCGATGCACAGACCCGCGCCTTTGTGCTAAAGACCGCGCAAGCCAACGACGACAAGGTGGACGCGCTGGAAGTCCGGCTGGCAAAAGCCGTTGACAGCCTGGAACAGTCCATGCGCCGCGAAGAGCGGTCTTCAGAACGCATCTTGCAGTTGCAGCGTGAACTCAATGACGCGAAGGACACCATCAAGAAGCTGTCCGATACCGTCAACGAAATGGAACTGATGCGCCGCCGCATCGGTGATCTGGAGCAGCAGATTGAACGGCTCAGGATTACCGAGCAGGTGCTACAGGCCAGAGTCGCGCTGTACGAACAGCAAATCACCAACCTGCAACAGAAGCTGGAACAGTCGCAGGTTACAGTGGATGCTCTCAATGATCGCATCCTGCTTCTCAAGGCTGACGTTGCCGCCTACGAGGAGCTTATCGACAACTTGAAGAGGAACGGAGTCAAGATCGATGCCGCAGGAAGTTAGCCAGTTCTTTGAAATCCTTCTGAAAGCCCTGATCATGCTGGTTGTGCCAGCGATCACCTATGCCATTTACGTCTACCTCAAGGCGCGTGCCGCCGAAGTGTGGGCGAACATGGATGACAAGCAGCGGGCAGAGTTTATGACGCTGGTGGGTATCGTTGTGCAGGCAGCAGAACAGTCCGGTCTAAAGGGGGTGATCCTCAACGAAGGCAAAGCGAAGAAACAGTATGCTATTGACGTACTACAGGCAGCAGCGGATTCGCGCGGGATCAAAATCTCCGTTGCGGAGATCGCAGCGGTAATCGAGCAGGCGATCTATCAGGGTGTCCATAAGGACAAGATGGCGTTTATCAAAGGCCAAGCCGGAGAGATCATCGTAAAGTAG